GCGGCACCACTCGGTATAAAGAAATTTATTTGCATTTTTGCTCTAAATATAGAGAATGTAGTCATGGCTACATGCGACCTATAAAACAGGGAAAGGTGCTATGACTACGCGGACGGAAAGAGATGTAGTTGTCGAACAGACTAGCCGATGGTTTGCCCATTCGGATTGGTCGATCGAACGTTTCGCCAGCGATCGTCTGGCGCCTGCTCTGGCCGCTGCTCGGCTTATTGAGCCCCTAGAGATCCCGGAGGACGTTGAGACGTATCAACGTACCCGCAAGACCTGGGCGACTCGCGTCGGGCGCGTCTTTCACGAAACGCAGCCTTTCCCTCTCGAATGGAAATGGGTTTGGTTGTCCTGCCTCCCGCCTGAGTATCAGCAGGCCGCCCGTCACGAGCTTCTGGCAATGGCTGGCTGCTTCGACGTTCGTATCCCTCAGTTAGTCGGCCTGGTAGGCCCGTCCTCGGCCTTGTCCAACCTGGGCGAGGTTACGAAGTCTATCGGTGATTTCCTGGCTGCAAGCGCCCCAGCACACGACGGCAAATACGACGTCAGCGACGATCCGGCAGAGGTCGACAAGATGCTGACCGAAGGCGCCGAGGCGATTTCGGCCATGTTTAACGAAATGATGGCCCTGTCTACGGGCACCGGCCGACCGCTCCCTATGCTGCTTCTGGCGCATATGAAAGGCGAGACGCTATGAGTGCCGCCCTGCGCCTGGTCAGCTCGATCGCACAGTCTGACGTCATTCCGACCGATAAAGAGGTACTGGCCGAGCGTTTCGGCGCCGCGCCTGGTGAAACAAAGGCCGAGAAGGTCAAGCGGCAGAACCGGGAACGTCAGCAAAAGAAGCGCCTGCGCGAGGCTCAGGCCAAGTTGAAAGCCGAGGCTTTCCACCTGCCTGCGATGACCCTCTACGGCGGCACCGTGCAGGCCATGATCGACGTCTGCAAGGCTGGCGGATTCGAGGAGTCGGCCGAGGCGTTGACCCTGTTGGCGCATGGCTCGTCTGACCTGGCCAAAAAAGACCCTGAGGCTTTCCAAGCCCTGTTTGCTCCTGTTTTTGCTGCTCTGGCGATCGCCGGGGCGGATCTCGCAAAGCGTGACAGTCACGCTTTCGCGCAATTGATTACGCCGCCGTCACGCAAAGGGGCCGACGAATGAAGTCGGTTCGGTTGTTCAGTGTCGCGGGTGGTCAGTCTGTCCTGGTGCTCGAGCTGCCTCGTCGCCGTGGCCTCTCTGAGGCGCGTGTCGTGGTAAAGGCTGCGACGCAAAGCCAGGTGCATAACCTCCTTTTCAACGAGTCGGCCGCCTGTGCTGACTTTGTGCAGTCGTTCAATCAGAAAAGCGCCGGCTATGCCGTTGCTGGCCTGCTCAGCCAGAAGGGGGCGGCCAATGTTCGCTGACGTTTCCAGCGGCCTCGAGCTGCGCCAAGACGACGCAGTCGCTCAGGCCTTAATGGCTGATGAGGTGCTGCACGCCGGCCTGATGGTCCAGCGCTTTTGTCTGGCCTGTGGCTACCCGATCAGCGCCGGCCGGCTGGCCATGTTTCCGCGTGCAACTCGCTGCTCGATGTGTGTCGAGTATGTGACCCTGGCGCGGAGACGTTGAGCATGACCACACGCCCGAACTTTTCGCTTGAGATCCGCCACACGCCGCCACCTGTTGAGTCCGTAGAAAGCTGGGCTCTGCGCGTGCTCGACGTTATCCCTATGCCACCTGCACCGGTTCAGATTCGCCGTGGTCGATCAGGCTCTGCGCCGATCGCGCAGGATCTGGTATGGCTGCGCGAGTGGCTGCTGTTCGCCTACTTGGCACCGACTGACTACCGCGAAACAGATCGCCCGGCCGAACCTGACGGCGTCGGTGTAATCGAGACGGCTCGCCTGCGCGACGCTTTCCCGCGCCATCGCGCCAACGACTTGGCCGAGTGCCCGCTCGAAGGTGCTGACGAAGTAACAAAGCTCCCCCTCGACTACGTGGCCAGCTTGGCCAGGGATACCACGCGAGTGACCTGCAGCGAGACGCGAAAGAAGAAAAAAAGCGCGATCCCGCTCGGCCCTACGGCTTTCGAAGACGCGCACCTGGTGAGGACTGTTGCCACGCTCGCCACTGAGCAAAGCCGCTGGATTCGTTACGCCTACGCCGATTCGCTGGAGTGGGACGACGAGGCCGGCTGCGTGGTGACGCTGTGGGCTCGAGCAACTGACCAGCTAGGGAAAATGCAGGGTAAGACTCTGCAGCGCGCCAAGGGCCTGGCCCATTTGGCTGTGCAGCATCACAAGCATTTGAAGAACGCAGGGAAAAGTCGTTACGACGGCCCGCACCTGGCGCTGCTCCTGGGCGTCAGCGACGTGAACTACCGCCAGCACTGGCGCGCCCGCTGGGATGCCATGCAAAGCGTTCTGGCCGAACTCGACACCGGGGCGCTCGAGGCGCTCTGGAAAAAGCTTTAACAATCAAAAAAAAGAGGAAGCATCATGTTCGGATTCTTCAAGCGTCGCCGTCTTGCCCGTGAAGCTGCTGCTGAGGCCGATCGACAAAGGCTGCGTGATCGCGCGGCGTCGATCACGCTTCGTTCGCCTATGCACGACCCGTTGCACTCGCTCAATCCGTTGAACCCGCTTTCGCCGCTGAGTATGGTTAGTCAGGCCGAGGCTTATGCTCCGCCCCGTCACGACCCCGAACAGGGCCGCGGCCATTGCGCACCGGCCGCCTCGGATGACTCCTGGGGTCGCTCGAGCTCTAGCGGTTCCGGCTACAGCTGCAGCCCGAGCTATGACTCTGGAAGCTCGAGCAGTTCCGATTCGAGCAGCAGCTCGAGCAGCTCCGACTCCTCGAGTTACTGACGATGACCGCCTCTGCCTGTTTGCACTGTGGTGCGGCTCCTGAGCGCCGCCAGCAACTGACCTCTGGTTGCTTTTTGTGGGTCTGCGCTGCCTGTAATAACCGGGGAGAGGTGCATCCGAGTGAAGCAAGGGCGCTGGCCAGCTGGCACCTGGTCAACGATCCTGAGTTGTCGACGCATACGTGCAAGGGGAAAGGGGTTGCTCGGTTCTTTATCAGGTCTGCTCGTTGGGGCTCTCGTTGCCCCGCCTGCGACTTTGTCGACGAAGGTTACGCCACGATCGAAGGCGCGCGGGCCGGCTGGGCTCGTGCTGCAAGGTGATTGGCCCAATAGCCAAAAGGTAAAAAGTACAAAGGTACAAAGGTACAAAGGTACAAAGGTGAAAAAGCGCAAAAGGTAAAAAGACCTCTTGCAAAAGTAACGCGAAACAGGGTACTTTATCCACTCTGCGATACATACGACAAAGCCCGCCATTTGAGCGGGCTTTTGCGTTTCTGGCGTTCGCTGATTGGGGCGGCAATTAATAAGCCCGTCCCCGGCCGCGCACTATGCGCGGTCACTTCTTTTTGCGCAGGCGCTCGCCTGTCTTCCCGCATTTGCAGGACTTCTGTCTATGTCTCTCTCTATTGTGTTTTACACCAATCTTTTGGTGGGCAAGGACTTTGCGGGCGCTGCGCGAGGCCCCTTCATTTTCATTCGCCCTGAGTTCAAGGGCGATCGTGGATTGCTTGAGCATGAGCGCGTCCATGTCCGTCAGTTCTGGAGGACGTTAGGGATCCACGGTTTCCTTTATCGCTTTTCGCGTGCCTACCGGCTCCGCTCAGAGGTTGAGGCGTATCGTCGGCAGCTTGAGTTCGATCCGGCCAGTCGTAGCCGCTTCGCGGTGCTTCTTCATCTGAAATACGATCTTGGCATTCCTCTCGCCAAGGCCTTCGCCCTGCTGGCGTAACACCCTCATTTCACCCGAGCCCCGCCATCCAGCGGGGTTTTTCGTTTCTGGAGGCCCTATGGTGGGCAAAGAAGTCGTTTCGACAGTGGCGGTCGCGAACGTCTCCGCCGGCGCAGAGGTAGCAAAGCTTGCTCCACTCGCCGCCGCGTTCACCATCGGCGGCCTGACTCCGTTTGATTTGGCGTACATCCTCGCCGGCATTTACTCGGTGATCCTGATCCTGCATTTCGTTGTGGGGAAATGGATTTTGCCGCTGTGGCGAATGCTGCGCGACAAACGTGCCGCCCGCGATGCTTCCGGAGCTGGCGAATGACCCTCCTGCAGCGCATCGTCGCTGCTGTGACGCTCTCGCTCGCCGCTGCCGGCTTTACGGTAAGCGAGACAGGCCTGCCGGCGCCGGTCGAGCGTGCTGCCATCATGGCGGCGCTGCTGGTGATGACGCCGGAAATGGAAGGGACGGTCTACGAGGCTTATCCCGATACCGGGGGGGTCTGGACGATCTGCACCGGTCACACGCTTGGCGTCAGGCGCGGAAACGTGGCCAGGCCTGAGCAGTGCGAGGCATATCTGCGTGCCGATCTCGGCCAGGCTGTCGATTTCGTCATGCGGGAGGTTCCCGCCGCCCCGCTGTTCGCCAAGATCGCCTTGGCCGACTTCGCCTACAACCTCGGCCTTCGCGCCCTTGCCCGGTCGACATTGCTGCAGTACGCCAAGGCCGGCTTGCATGAGCTGGCGGCGCAGCAGTTCGGGCGCTGGATGTTCGTTGCCGGTATGGATTGTCGAGTGGCCAAAAACAACTGCGGCGGGATTCCAAGGCGCCGCGAACTTCAGCGACAGGTATATCTGGTGCGTTTATGAGTCGTTCAAACGTCTGGCTGGCGGCGATCATCGTCGGCGCTTTGCTGTTCTGCTTTGGCTGCCTATTTGGCTCCTGGTACGAAAGAACCGACGCGGTACAGGTCGAGCGCGACCAGTTGCGCAAAGCCTTCGAGCAAGGCCAGGAGCTGGGCACGGTGCGCGACAACGTCGTCACTGAATACGTCGACCGCGTCCAGGTGATCAAGGAACGCGGCGCAACCATCATTAAAGAGGTTCCGGTTTATGTCTCTGCTCAGGCTGACGCCGCTTGCACTGTTAACGCTGGCTTTGTGCGGGTGCATGACGCAAGCGCCAGATCTCTGCCAGCCCCTGAGCCCTCCGGCGCTGCTGATGAAGCCCCCTCGGGAATTGCGCTCTCTACCGTCGCCGCTACCACGGCCGCCAACTACACCGACTGCAATGCCAACGCTGAGCAGCTGAGCAAGCTGCAGACAATCGTTCGCGAATACCAGGAGTACAGGCAATGACCCAACACTACATCGGCACCAAGCAGGTCTTGGCATGGCCGCAGGACAAGGAAGGCGTCCCCGGCTATGCGGTGAAGTACTCGGATGGCTACATCAGTTGGAGCCCGAAGGATGTTTTCGAGGCTGCCTATGTGTCCATGGGGCATGTCGGCCACCTGCCGCCGCATCAGCAGCGCGTGATTGGTGAGTGCGAGCAGCTCGCAGATCGCATCAAAAAGCTGGAGGCGTTCCTGTCCACGCCAGTATTTGCAGGCTTGCCGGATGACGAGCGGCAGCTGCTGAAGATGCAGGCCGACGCAATGGTTCTGTATCTGGGAATTATCAATACGCGCGTAGAGCAGTTCGCCTGATTCTCAAACATTCGACTGGAAAGGTTTCTATGAGCAACGACCAATCGCTCGAGCAGCAAATCACGGCCCTCGGCTTGACCGCGCCCCGTATCACACCAGACCAGATCGACGCTCTGGTCGAGCAGTTGAGCTTTCACACTTACTTGATTCCTGGCACAACAACGACTCTCGCCTCTGCGCTGAATCCTGCAGGTTTCGAGGTTGCTACCGTGAGCGCGAACGTCTCCATTGCGGCTGAATTCAGCGAATCGGTGGGCCGAAACAATGCGATCGCCAAGGCCAAGACGGCGGCGCGCAATGAGCTGTGGAAGCTCGAGGCCTACCGACTCAAGCAGAACATTTATCAGGCCTCAAAGGTTGGATTGATCGCAGGCCTTGAGATCTACCAGCACGACGGCGTGGGCGAAGATCGTATGTTCGTTGGTGATGTCGCTACTGGCTTCTGCGTTGCCTCGATCAATGCGAGCCAGGCCATCCCGGCCGGCCCCGGCCCGGCCCCGGTGGGGTAGGGGTTCGGTCATTTTGCCCGATCTCGCACCAAAATGGTGCGCCTTGGGTATTTGGGTCCTCCCCCCGACCCTCCCCCTTCACGGGTGGTTAACTTGCGGGCTTCGCGCGTGTCACTTCCCGCGTGTCGGGTCCGTACTTCCGAACTTGAGGCCCCCCGCCCTGCATCGCCAGCCTGACCGCTCGGCCAGGTGCGACGGGGCCTCAACCCAATTTTCCGAAAGCACAAAGGACAAAGGTCAGAAAGGACTTTTGTACCTTTGTACTTTTATACTTTTTCTCTTTTGGTCCTTTCTCCCATGGGCAAGACGATCAGCAAAAAAGACCTTGCCGATCTCCTTGGCAAGTCCGAGCGCTGGATCTCGAAGTTGATCGACGAAGGTTTGCCAGTCGCTGGGGGAGGGGGCCGAGGGGTCGCCGTCCAGATCGACAGTCAGGCCGCGATCGAGTGGCTGATCCTGCGCGAAGTTCGCCGGGAAATGGGCGACGACGGCGACGACGAGGAGGGGCTCAGTTCTGCGTCAACCGAGGATCGGCTGCTAAAGCGCGCCCGTCGCGAAAAGCTGCAGCTCGAAATTGACCAGGTGCGCGGCCGGCTGATCCCGAACGAGACGTTCGTCACCCTTAACACTAGCATCGCGGCAGTGTACGCAACGCAGCTCGACGCGCTGCCAAGCCGGTGTGCTGCCGACCTGGCGATTATCGATGACCCTGCCCTTATCCGAGCTCGACTATTTGAAGAAACGAGGCGAATCCGCGCGGCTACTGCCGAGCGCCTCGAACATCGATCACGCGAGCTCTCTGCGGACGTTGATCGCCTCGATTCATTACGTCTCGAACCTGGTGCAGGCGCCGCCGCCGAGGACAGCTGACGAATGGGCTCGCGACAAGCGGATCATGCCCCCCAGCTCGCCCCGGCCCGGCCCGTTCAATCCTGACGTAAATCCGTATATGCGCCCCGTCTCGTGGGCCTTTGCTCAGCCTTGTTTTGACCGGGTGACGTTCATCACGGCCACTCAGATGGGCAAGTCGGTCACGATGGAAAACATCATTGGCCACCGGATGGACGAAGATCCGACGCCGATCATGTACATCGCGCCGACGGCGCCGCTGCTGAAAGATGCTGTGGTGCCGAAGTTCGACGACATGATCGCCGAATGCGAGTCTCTGACCAAAAAACTGGACGTTCGGAAATCGACTACGTTCGTGAAATGGATCGCCGGCACAAAGCTGCGTTTCGTTTGGGCTGGCTCGCCTTCGGGTCTGTCGGCTGACTCTGCAGGCCTGATCATGGTCGACGAGGTCGATCGGATCGTTAACACGGGCGAGGGCTCGACGGTGAGCCTGGTCGAGCGTCGCGGCGACGCCTACGACGGGTCGAAAATTGGCTACACGGCCACGCCAACGCATGGCCGGGTTAGCAAGCGCCGGCACGAAAAGTCGGGCCTCGAGCATTGGGACGTCGCGTCAGTAAAGACGCTCGGCTCTGCGGTCTGGAAGCTTTGGCAATCGGGCACACGCCACGAATGGTCGGTCCCGTGCCCTGAGTGTGGCGAGTATTTTATTCCCTGGTCGGGGCTGCTCTGGTGGCCAGGCAAGGGGTCGGAGAACGAATGTACTCCTGACGAAGCTCAGCGCGGCGCACGGCTGACCTGTGGCGCCAGTGGCTGCCAGATCGAAAGCAAGTGGCGCCCCTGGATGAACGAGCGCGGCCGCGCGGTTGCGCCTGGTCAGTCGATCAGTCGCGACGGCGAGGTAACAGGCGTCGCGGATACGGCCGGCTCGACTCACTTCTCTTTCGCGGCGTCGGGCTTGTGCTCGTTCTCCTCGAAAAAAACCTACGGCGCGCTGGCCAAGGATCTATTGGCTGCTCAGCTGTCAGGCGACCCGGCCGACCTGTTGGCGGTCCATAACACGGGTTTTGGCGAGTGCTACGCGCAGGCCGGCGACGTGCCGACCTGGGAGCAGGTCAGGTCTATGTGCTGGGGATACAAGGCGGGCGAGCTGCTGCTCGAGCCACTGAAAATCTACTGCACGGTTGACGTCCAGAAACGGCGCCTTGTCTACGTGGTCCGGGCCTGGTTCGCCGGTATGGGCTCAATGCTCCTGGAGCATGGCGAGCTATGGGGCGAAACGGATCAGGACGGCGTATGGGATCAGCTCAGCGATCTAATCGACACTGAGTACGACGGCCATTCAATCAGCATGACCGGCATCGACATTGGTTATCGCGATGACCAGGTCTATCGCTTTATCAATGACGGCAACAAAAACCGGGTGATTGCCCTGCGTGGTCGCGACAAGCTCGATAAGCCTTTTCGAAAGGAGATCGTCGAGGTCGACAAGAAGGGTAAGACGCGCAAGCGTGGCGACGCCCGCTGGGCGTTCGACTCCCCATTTGCGAAACGCTGGGTACACGGGCGCTTCAATCGCGAAGACACCCGCACGGGCTGGTGGCTGCTGCATCAGCAAGTATCCGAGGGCTACTGCAAAGAGATCGTCGGCGAGGAGTGGCGCGAGGCCGAGGGGATTTTCGTCAAGGTTGGCGAAAACCACGCCCTCGACTGCGAGGCGATGCAATACATCATGGCGCTGCGCGACAAACTGCAGCGCCGCAAGTTGGGCGCGCTGACCCGTGTCGAGCTGATGCCTGCCATCAAGGCCGGTCCGGTGCGGGAGGAGGTCGACGAGGATCTGCATGAGGAGGATGCACACCTGCCGGCTTGCCCTTGCGCAGTCTGTAGCCCGGAGCCCCAACCTCGACTGCCTTCTAAGCCATCCGCCCCGGCCAAGCCTGCCACCAGGCAGCGCCGTGCCGACGCCCCCCCAGCCAAGGCCCGTGGTGGTCGTTTCAAAATCATCAAAAAGCCGACCAGGTAGCGCCCTCGGCGCCACCTGCTGGCGTCGAGTGAATCCTATGGAACCGACACAAATTCATGCCGGCGACTCTGCTGCCTGGTCGCGTGACGTGCCCGATCGCCCGGCAACTGCCGGTTGGGGTCTGCGCTACGTGTTCAGCGGTCCCGATCGCCAAGTCGTCGAGGCGTTGCAGACAACCCCTTACCAGGTCGAAGTCAGCGCCGAGACTACTGCCAACTGGCAGCCCGGCCTTTACCGCTGGGTTGCTCTGGCCTTTCGAGGCGATCAGCGCCTGACGGTGGCCACCGGCACCCTGGACGTCTCGGCCAACCTTGAGACGGCCGAGCCGACCGACGCCCGCACCCACGCGCAAAAAATGCTCGCCCTGATCGAGGCGGCGCTCGAGAAGCGCATCCCGAAAGATCAGCAGAGCTACGAAATCGACGGCATGCGCCTCGACCGGATTCCGATCGAGCGTCTGGACACCCTGCGAACGAAGTATCAGCGCGAGATTCAGCGGGCCAAATCAAGCCGCTGGCCCTGCGGCCGCCCCGTTAAATTCCGACTGAGATAGCCCTATGAAACCGCTCAAACGCGCGTTGTCCTGGTTCGGCCTGGGCGGCAAGCGCACGCCTGCGCTCGATGCCGGCGCCGGGCGTCGCGAACCTACTATCGGTCGTCGCGGCTTCAAGATGGCCGGAAAAGGACGCCTGACGAGCAGCTGGTCGGCCAGATCGAGCGGCGCAGATGCAAACCAGGAGATTTACGGCGATCACGAGACGCTGCGCCAGCGGGCGCGCGAGCAGTCGATCAATACCTCGCTGCTCAAGCGCTTTTATAGGCTGCTGCGGCAGAACGTAATCGGCCCCTACGGCATTCGCCTGCAGTCGAAAGCGGTGCTGAAAGATGGCACGCCCGATCGCATTGTGCGGCGCCTGATCGAGAAGGAATGGGGAAAGTTCACCAAAAAGGGGAGCTTTGACGTCACCGGGCGTTACTCCTACGTCAGCTTTCTATGGCTTTGGATCGAAACCCTGGCCCGTGACGGTGAGGTTTTGGTGCGGCTTCACCGCAACTGGCCGAACAAGTGGGGCTTTGCGGTGCAGATCCTCGAAGCCGATCGCCTCGACCTGCACCTCAACACCATGTTGACCAACGGCAACCGTATTCGAATGGGCGTCGAGCTCGACGAGTACGAGCGCCCGATCGCTTATTGGCTCCTGCGCAGTCACCCCGGCGACGTCTACCAGACCCCCGAGGAAAAATACGAGCGAATCCCGGCCGCTGACCTGGTGCATAGCTTCGATAACTGGCGAGCGCACCAGGCGCGCGGGTTCACCTGGACGCATGCGGCGGCGCTCGATATCCATCACCTGGAGGAGTTCCGAAGCGCTACACGGGTGAAGGCTGAGCAGTCGGCCAAGATCACCGGTTTTTTCGAGCAAAACCCCGAGTGGTTGGACCCGCCAGACGAAGGCACCGACGAGGAGGTTTTCGAAACCGTCGAGGCCGGCACTGCGCGTTTGCTGCCGTATGGCTTGAGCTACAAGCAGCACCAGACGGCCTCGCCTGGTAGCGACTACGCGCCGTTTGTGAAGGACAACCAGCGCAGCTCGGCCGGTGGCCTCGGCCCCAGCTACAACCGCCTGGCGAACGATCTCGAGGGCGTGAATTTCTCCTCGCTTCGCTCCGGCGAGCTGGATGAACGCGACTTCTACAAGACCGCGCAAGAAATGGCTATCAGCGATCTGCTCGAGCGTATCGGCCCGACCTGGTTCGACTGCGCCGTGCTGAAAGGCGCTCTGAAAATCGCGCCGCGCGATATGGAACGCTGCAGCGAGCAGGCCTGGCAGGCCCGTGGCTGGGACTGGGTCGATCCTCTCAAGGACGCAAAAGCGGCCAGCGAGAGTATCGCCAACCGCACCAAATCCCGATCTGAGTACATCCGAGCCAACGGCGACGACCCCGAGCAAATCTTTGACGAGATCGAGGCCGAGGAGGCGCTGCTGCGCAAAAAAGGGCTGTTACCGGACCCATCTACCAACACGGAAAAAACCAATGACCGTCAGCACGAACCCGTCGAAGACGACGAGTAAGCCTGCGCCGTTGCCGGTGCTGCGCACGATCCAGGGAAAGCTCCTCGAGCGTGCGCTCGCGGTCGATCTGTCGACCATCAACCTGGAGGACCGCACCGTCGAGGTCGCGGTTTCCAGCGAGTACCCCGTGCGTCGTTACTTCGGCTACGAGGTGCTCGATCACTCGGCAGATGCGGTCGATCTGGCGCGTTTGCGCTCGGGCGCGCCGCTGCTGATGGAGCACCGCGGCTCGCAGCAAATCGGCGTTGTTGAGGAGGCCTGGCTTGACGCCGATCGCAAGGTGCGCGCTCGGGTGCGCTTCTCCCGAGATCCGGCCGTTGAGCCGCTCTGGCAGGACGTCGTCGACGGCGTCCGCCGCAACATTTCCTGCGGCTATTTGATTCACGACATGGTGCTCGAACGCACCGTGGACGGGGTCGACCACTACCGCGTTATTGCGTGGGAAACCTACGAGGTTTCTCTCGTTTCCGTGCCTGCAGACCCGACCGTCGGGGTGGGGCGTTCCATCGACACAACCAACACTATCAACATTCGAGGTATCGCAATGCCCCCTGAAACTACCCAAAACGACGGCACCCGTACCCAAGTGCCGCCAGTTGCCAACGTTACCGATCCGGTAATGCTCGAGCGTACCCGCGTCGAGGATCTGCTCGCCCTGGGCGAGCGTTTCAATCAGCGCGATCTGGCGCAAACCGCCATCACCGCCGGCCAGTCCCTGGAGCAGTTCCGAGGCATTCTGCTCGAGCGCCAGGCGCCGGCGCAGCCTGTTGTCACTTCGGTGGCCACGCCAAAGCAGAACGACCGCGATCTGCCGGGCTTCCTGCAGCATGACGTCAGTGCTCGGGGCCTGGGTGTCAGCGATAAAGAGGCTGATCGCTATTCCTTGATTCGTGCGCTCAACGCTTCGGCCTCGGGTGACTGGAGCAAGGCCGGGCTCGAGCGCGAGATCAACATCGCCGCCGCGACCACCATGAAAAAGGATGCGCGCGGTTTCTACGTGCCGCACGACATTCTGATGCGCGGCCTTTCCAAGGGCACGCCGGGCAAAGGTGGCGAGCTGGTCACTACCGACCTGTTGCTCGATCAGTTCGCAGACGTGTTGCGCAATAAAACCGTGATGGCGCAGCTCGGCATGCAAATGCTGACCGGCCTTGACGGCGATATCGACCTGCCGAAGAAAACGAGCGGTTCCTCGTTCGTGTGGCTGGGCGAGGGTGAGGACGCGCAAGACAGCTCGTTCGACTTCACCACTCTGAACATGACGCCGAAAACCATCGCAGGCGCGATCCCGGTCACTCGCAAGCTGCGTAAGCAGGCGTCGCGTTCGATCGAGGCGCTGATCATCACCGACCTGCTCGACGGTATGGGCGTCGCGATCGACTACGCCATGCTGGCCGGTCCAGGCAATAAGTCGCCGCTGGGGCTGCTGAATGATGTCGGCGTGCCTGGCCTGACTTATCCGTCGACCGGCATCACCTTCGGCAAGCTGGTGGACATGCTGACCAAGATCGGCACCTACAACGCCGATCGCGGCGCGTTGGCCTACCTGAGCGGCATCATCGAGCGCGGCGCAGCCATGCAAACCCTGAAGTTCGAGGGTATCGGTGGCTGCCTGTGGGAAAACGACAAGGTCAACGGCCATCGCGCCGAAGCGACCAACCAGGTTCCAGCGGATACCTGGATTTTCGGCGACTTCTCGCAACTGATCTGCGGCCTGTGGGGCGTTCTGGATCTCAAGGCCGACGCGGCCAAGTTGGCAGCGAGCGACGGCCTGGTGCTGCGTGCGTTCCAAGACGTCGACGTCGTCAACCGTCGCAAAGAGTCTTTCTGCATCGCCAAGAAAACGGCGTAAACGAACCTGAAATAGCGGGCAGGTGAGGGGGCGAAAGCCCCCTTTTTTATTGCCGTATTTCCCTGAATAGGTGTCACCCATGACAGCTACAAGCAATTTGCCGAGCGGCTTTGTTGTCGTTCTGCTCGATGACCTATGGGTCGGCGGCGACCTGGTCGAAAAAGGCACGTCAGTGCCGGTCGATCGCGCGCTGCGTAATGACTGGATCGGCTCGAAGCTGGCCCGCGACGCTACCGACGAGGAGCTCGAGCAGTTCCGCGCCGAGGAAGCCGAGGAGGCTGCAGAGCAGGCAGCAGCGGCAGAAGATCAGGCCAAAGCAGACGAGGTGCCGGCGAAGAAGGCCAGCAAGTGATAGGCGACGACGATTTCGCGTCGTTTTTCGACCCTGACGAGTTCGGCTGCACGGTGCAGCTGATCGAGCCAGGCCAACCGCCGCGCGATGTCGACGGCATGTTCGGCAAACCGGAAACATCGGGCGGCGTTTACCGTGCCGGCGTCGATCCAAGTGCTTCACAGGTTCGCGCCGCGCCGAAGCAGCGTCACCTGCAGTTGCCTCGCGGCGAGGTGCCAGAAGCCTGGAAGACGACGAAAGTCGTCGCTGACGGGTCGACCTATTCAATCGCCGACGTCGAGCCGCTGGGGCGCGTGCGCAGCTTGCTGACACTGACCCCGTTCGGCGATCGCACTGCAGCACCTGGAGAGCGTGGGAAATGGCAGGTTTCCAGCTAGATTTTGCCGTCGATGGTTGGGGGCATGCCGAAATGGAGATCGGGCAGGCGGCCAAAAAGCTGGACTTGGCCGCCGCTCGAGCGCTTCGAAAAACGGCGCAGTGGCTGCGCACGCACAGCTCCCGGGAGATCTCTCGAGAGCTGCGCATCGCGCAAAGCCCGATCCGCCATCGGTTCGACATTTTCAGCCAGGCAACCTCTCGCGAGGTCAAGTTGTGGGTCGGCTTGCGGCCGCTCAGCGTGCATTACCTGGGCACGCCAAAGCAGACCGCGACCGGCGTATCGGTTGGCCATCGCGAGTATGAAGACGCTTTTATCTCGCCGATGAAAACCAAACACCCATTGGTCTGGCGCCGAAAGGGGCGAGAGCGGCTGCCGCTGGAAAAGGTGGTCGAGGACTGGGCCAGCGAGGGCGTTACGGCGCTCGAGCGCTGGGAAAAGCGGGCAGAGCAACGATTTGTAGAACTTTTCGAACAAGAGGCGCGCCATGTCTTCTCCCCAGCTTAATAACGTTTCCGATCTGTTTTTTGCGATCGGCGACGCGATCCACGCTGCGGGCTTGGGCGTGGTCGTCAGTAATTACGACGAATTCAGCGGTGAGGTCGGCGACGCCGAGGTGCTGATCGAGATCGAGCGCACCAGTCCGGGTATCAAGCAGAACGATGGCCGGCACGTTCACAACGTTTCCGTGACGCTGCACGCGGTCGTCGCCAGGTGGCGCAAGTTTCCAGCGCTCGAGGCGATGAACCTGGCCACGGTCCTGGCTCGCCTGGCGGACTCGAACCGCTGGAAGCTTCCCGGCCGGCAATGCAACTTGCCGGACAATATCCACTGTTGCCCCTCGATCTTTCAGAAGGGCCGCGACGGGTACGAGGCTTGGGGCTGTTCGTTTACGCAGGGCCTGGCCATCGGTCCAGACCGCACGCCGGAAGATCCAGTAATCGGCTCGCTGCCGTCGGTGGCCTGGCGCGTGGCTGACGACCCCGACACCCTCGGCGTCTCGGACGCTTCGGAACATAAACCGCTCGAGGTGTAGTCATGTTTGCGGCAGCTATCCGTCAGCAGCTGGGGCCGCTGATCGAGCGGCTGGCCGAAATCGAAACAGAGATCGAGGATCTGCGCCGCCGTGCGGAGAACCACAACCGAATCGGCACCGTTGCCACCGTCGATCCCGGCGCTGGCCGTTGCCAGGTCAGCCACGGCGATCTAAAGACGCCATGGATCAAGTACATGAACCCCAGCGCCGGGGAGGTCAGCGAAACGCGTATCCCCTCGGTTGGCGAGCAGTGTTTGCTCATCAACTACGGCGGCGGCGACGGTAGCGCGCAATCAGTCGCGCTCTGTGGCTTGAACTCTGACGCGTTCCCTGCAGTGTCGGCCGCGCCGGAATTGCACCGCCGCACGTACCCGGACGGGACTGAGAGCAGTTATGACCATGTAGCCCATGCCTTCGCCTGGTCGAATGGGCCGCTTTCGGTAAAGGCCAGTCAGGACGGCGTCGAGGTAATGCTCGGCGCGGTCGGCTTCAAGGTGACTGCTGAAGGCTTCAAGCATATCGGCGGCACGGTCGATCACGACGGCCACAACATCGGCCTTGACCACTTGCACAAAGACACGCAGCCGCAACAAGGCGCGCTTTCAGGGCCTCCCCAATGATCGGCATCGATAGAGACACCGGGGCCACGGTCGACGACTGGCCTCAATTTGTGCAGCGCGCGACGCGCGCGCTGACAACCCCGCTCGGAACCCGCCAAAAACGCCCCCTGTACGGCAGCAGATTGCACCAGGTGCAGAGCCAGAACATGGGCGACGGGCTGCTGATTCTGGCGCAGAGCTACGCGGTCGAGGCCTTTTACAACGAGGCGAACGGAATCGACGACTTCAAGCCAGAAACGGTCGTGGCCACACGCGGCGCATCAGGCCTGCGCCTGCGCCTAGCCGGCATCTGGCATAACCGAAAAATGTTTTTTGAGGTGGCCACTTGAGCATGCTCATTCCCGGTCAAAACCAGCTGGCCGAGCCTGAGATCGTCAAGGTCGAGGAGTTCGAGGCGCTGCTGGCTGAATTCAAAACGTTCGTGGTCGATTACGTAGCTACCCGCTCGCCTGAGAGCGCGGCAAAGCTCGAGGTCAGTCTGCAGAACGAGAGCGAGCTGCTGACCATGGCGCTCGAGGCTTTTACCCTCCGCCTGCAGACGCAGGCGCGTAAATACAACGCCCGCATAAAGCAGATGCTTGCGTGGTGGGCCGATGGTTCAAACCTCGATGCCAGGCTCGGCGACATGGGGCTAGAGCGCCAGACAATCACGCCAGGCGACCCGTCGGCATTCCCTCCGGTGTTGCCGGTTATGGAGTCGGACGCCGACGCGAGGCTGCGCTATTACCTGGCGCCTCACGCCCCAGCGGCTGGCTCGCGAATGCAGTACCGGCGCGAGGTGATGACGCTTGGCGAGCGCCCGAGGGTTTCGGTTGATCCAGTCTCGCCCGGTGTAGTGAATGTGACGTACACGTTCGACCCTGACGGCTTCGCCGCCAAGGTCAAGGACGGCAACGGTCGCCGCACGGCACCGGGTCAGGTCACGGTGACAGTGCTCTCGCGTGAGGGTGACGGTACGCCGTCCGAGAGTTTGCTCGGCGCCGCCCGCGCGCACTTTGCGCGGCCAGATGTAAGGCCGGAAACCGACCAGGTGATCGTCCAGGGCGCGCAGATCATCAACTACAAGATCCGCGCCGTCGCTTACATCAATTCAGGGCCTGACGCAGCGATGACAGGGGCTGCGGCTGAGGTTCAGTTGCGCAAATATGCGGACGATTGCCACCGGCTCGAGGCCCGCGTCGATCTGAGCTGGATCGACTACACGCTGCACAGCGTTGGTGCCGTCCGGCTTGAGATCCTCGAGCCACTTGCGCCGATCGCCACGACGGCGTCACAGGCCCCGTATTGCACGGCTGTAGAGCTCGAGGTCAGAACGCTATGAGTGAATCCCTGGAGCCTGTACGACATACGTTGCTGCCTGCTAACCGTTCACCGCTCGAGGCGGCGCTTGATATCGGTTTCGCCAGGCTCCTGGAGCGCATAGACCCGCCATTCCCCGAGCTGATGGACCCTCAGCAAACGCCTGCGGATTTTCTGCCGTACTTGGCGGCCGATCGGGGCGCACCGGAATGGTCGAGCGCCGACAGTGAGCAAAAGAAGCGTGCGACCGTAGCGGCTGCCTGGCCTACACACCGCCTGGCAGGCACAAAAAAGGCGCTGACGTTGGCCTTAGAGGCCCTCGATATCGTCCCCAAGGTTACGGCCTGGCATGAGCAGGAGCCGCCCGGTGCGCCTTACTCGTTGATTCTGGACGGCGAGCTAACAGAAGAACACGACGCCCGGCGCGATGGTCGGCTCGAGGCTCGTTTGCAGTCTGCGAAGGCTGAGCGCGACACGCTGACGCTGCGCCTTTATCGAAATATTCATGGCGACGCGCTGGTAGCTGCTGCAGTGGTCAGCGCGGACACGGCCGACCTGATCTATCCAAAGCGTTTTGTTAAGGATTTGGTGCCGCGTGAGCGGCAGATCAGTCGATTACACGCCTTTGTAAACAAAACTTTGCCCGAGGTATTCAATGGCTAATAACGAGACTATTGCCGAGCGAGAAGAGGCCATGGTCTCCATTGCTGAACTTGCCACTGAGAAGCTGTATCAGGTGGTTAATGGTAGTGATGTAACCGACGTGATTACGGAATCTGGCCCGGTGCCGACGCTAGCTAAGCAGGCGGTGCAGGCTCAGGCGAAAGTCACGGCCTCACTCGAGGAGGTGGCCAGCCAGATGGCCGGTGCGCTGACGTACGGCACGATTGCGCTGGGGCTGGCCGGCACTTCGCCGGGTGGTTTTTTCAGTGTTCCGAGCCCTGAATCCAGCGAGTTCCTGATCATGTACCGCAACGATCCGGGGGGCGCGACCGAGGTCAAGCGCTATCCGAGCACCGTGGCTATTACCAAATTGTCGGCCCGTCTGCCGCGCCGACTGCCGAGAGGAATGTCAGGCACTACCCTTGCGCTCACTCTGGGCAATCAGTTGTTGGCTTACCTGGATCGGGATGGGGTATTTCACTCAAAGCACGAGCATCAAGAGTACGTAAAGCAGGCTGCGCTGACGGACCAGCTAAAGCCAAAAAAGCGTCCGCGCAGCCAGGGCTACAGCCAGCCGTTCGTAGTCGTTTCGGGTAGCTCGGTGGTGATGGCGGCCGACCTGAATAGCTCACTTTTCGGGCAGCAGATCGCGGCGCTTCAGTCCGATTTGGCCAGCCTGTATGCGACGAAGAAGCGGCCACGTAGCCAGAACTACAAGCAGCCCCTGGTGATTGTGGCGGGCGGTTCGGTAGTGTTGGCTTCTAAAGCGGATGAGGGCTTTCTGGAGCAGCAGGTCGAGGCATTGACCGAGAGTGTCAGCCAGGTCGCTGCGGACACGGTTGAGCTGTCGGCGCGGCTGGACCTGGTCGCCGCCTCGCAACCGACCGCTGGTGCTACCGAAGTGCCGCAGTGGCTGGCCCGGGAAGTCACCGTGGCTGGGGAACAGCAGATCATGGTGCATGATGGTGCGACCTACCGCCAGCTGACCTCGGCCGGGGCCAACTGGCTGTCACCGGTGGTCATTGCCGGCAACATCGTCCGTTGCCTGCGCGAAGCGGTCGGGGCGATCAAGCCCTACAGCATCCTGCCCAGTGGCTTCAAGTTCCACGAAGGTAAGGTGCTGTTGCAGAAGATTATCACCGGGCAGTCGTTGTCCCTCGGTTCGCGTGGCTACATCATCAATCAGAACGGCGCGTATGCGTTTGAACCGGGCGTCAATGGCAGCATCGACGGCGTCCCCGGCATTGGTGACCTATTCACCACCTCGATCCCGGAAGACATGCGCGATTATTGCCTGTCGCTGCAAGGCGGGCCACGGCCGAACATGGCGTTGACGCCGGCGTTTATCCCGATCCGCGAATACCCCAACGGCGTACTCGGCGAAACCATCAGTTCGTCCTGGGCACTGGCCTTGCGCCGCTGGGCGGTCCGCGCCACGCGCACCGACCTGCGCTTGCTGGCCACCGTGCACGGCAGCGGCGGCGTGCCCTATGCCAACCTGAAAAAAGGGACCAGCACGTATGCCGGGGCGATTACCGCCACGCAGAACGCGCATACCCTGGCCGTGGCCAATGGCTGGGAGCACATCGTCCACTCGATCTCGATCATTCATGGCGAGTCGCAGCTGGCCACCTCGGCGGCGGCCTATGCCGGCTACCTGGCCGAGTGGGTGTCTGACTACAGCGCTGACGTGATGGCCATTACCGGGCAGACCATCGCGCCGAAGGGTTTCCTGTCGCAGATGAGCACCATCTATTCAGCCACGCAGGAGATTCCGCTGGGGCAGTTGCTGGCCCATGAAACCAATCAGCAGCTGTGCCTGGTCGGTCCAAAGTACCAGTTCCCGTACTGGGACTCGTCGCACAGCATCGCCGAAGGCTACGTCAAGATCGGCGAGATCGAGGCCCGTGCCGAACGCTTCGCCCTGCTCGGGGCCAAGTGGCAGCCGTTGCGCCCGCTGGCGGTGAGTCTGGCCGGCACGACGTTGACGGTCACCTTCAACAACAACCCGGACGGGGCGCCGAGTACGGCGGGTCCGGTTGGCGCGCTGGTGCTGGATGACCACACGGTGATCAACCCGGGCAACTATGGCTTCGCCCTGACCGACCCGGCCGTGTCGATTACCAGCGTCGCCTTGGCTGCCGATGGCCACTCCGTGGTGCTCGCGCTGTCGGCGGCGCCGGTGGCCGGCACCCAGCTCGAATACGCCATGCAGTTGACTGCTGGCTCCAAACCTAGCGGTGGCCCTCGTGGTTGCCTGCGTGACGCCGATACCAGGGACCGTTCCCGGTTTGATGATTCCTATCTGTACAACTGGTGTGTTTCGTTCCGTAAAACAATCGAAGGGATTTAAGCAATGACTGTACGTCAAATTTTGCAACTGGAAGGCAGCGTGACCGTGCCGGGCCTGCCGCTGTTGGACATCACTGCGAACGAATTGGCGGTGGCTAATATCGATAGCTTGCTGTATTGGCCAGGGCTGTTCAGCTGGGACATCGACCCGGCAGGTACTGGCTTCCGGGATCGTGTCACTGACGTAGCGTGCCCAACTTCCGGTGCGGCGTCTGTTGCTAGCCGCTTTATCAATTTTGCCGATGGCCACCCTGCTTATTCGATCAATGCGCAGGAGCAGGTGCTTAAGCAGGCGGTGTTCCCCGCCTCCGGCGGCTTCACCATTGGGGTCGTGGTGGGGCTGGAGGTCGGCTGTGGGTCCTTTAGTGCAGCGGGAAATCCTTGGGATACTTGGTTCGTTAGCAGTTCCCTAGGGAAAATTCGCTTTGGGCTGGGCACTGCAGCGCGAAATACCTACGACAGCTACACGGGCCCACTGTTGAACAACGCCAAAATGACGGCGGTGGTGTTCATCTATGACCGCGCGGCCGGGGAGCTGCGTTTGCGCATCAACGGCGTGTTGGTCGATACGCTGGCCGATCCCGCACTTAAAACCATGGTGGTGAAAAACGAACTGATGTTCGGGCAGATCAATGCCGGCACACCCCAAATGCGGATTGGCTCCTATCGCGTCCCCATCGGCTTTTCAAAGGCGCTGGTCGGCGCGGAACTGGCGTCGCTGGAGGCAATGTTGGCAGAGTCGGTTTACTGACTCGCCGCAAAATTCAATGGAAGCCCGCCAAGTTGCGGGCTTTTTCCGAGAGAATTTAAATGATGCCTGAGTATTACTGCACCTTGACGACGGTAGGTGCCGGAAAACTGGCCCAAGCCGGTTTGCTTGGCCAGCCGCTAACGATCACTCATGCGGCCCTCGGCGATGGAAACCCCGCGAGTGCAGAGCCCGGCCCGGAAACGGTGCTGGTTTCTGAGAAGTACCGGAGTGAGGTCAATACGGTTTACTCGCCGGAGGAAGATCCGAGCGTGGTTATCGTCGAAATGGCCGTGCCGGTAGAGGATGGAGATTGGGAGGTAAACGAGGTCGGGCTCTACGATAGCGCTGGCGACTTGGTGGCGATCTCTAATTATCCCAAGACATGGAAGCCGAAAATCTCAAGCGGGACGGGTCGAGTTTTGCTGATCCGTATCATGGTTGATGTTGGAAGTGTCGAGAATGTGACGCTGAAGGTAGATCCTGCGGTCGTCATGGCTACCAGGCAATACGTGGACAATAGCGCCGAAACCTCGCGGCAATATACCGACGGGTTGGTGGCAGGAGTTATCCGCTATTACGACGTTGTTCCCGCCCAAAACCTCGGCAGCCTGATTTATGTCTGGCCGCTGGGCATTATGCGCTGGTTTGGTGATTGGTATCGGTCGGTGGAGTGCGGCCGGATCAGCCTGATTGGACGGCCGACGCCGGAGCCCGGAACGATCAAGGCGAATGGCGTCATCCTGGATAAAGTCGTCGCGCCGGGTTTGTGGTCATGGGCGCAAGAGGCCGGCGTCGTGGTGCCTTTGGTCTCCTGGCAGCCTGGCACGCCGTTTTATGCCGAGATCTCGGCGACTCAATTCATGGTGCCTGATCTGCGCGCCGAGCATTTGCGCGCTTGGGATGATGCTCGCGGGATTGACGTTGGTCGCGGGTTTGGTATCTGGCAGGATTCGGCAAACAAGTCGCACGCACACACGGCAAGCAGCGCCGAGAATGGCGGTCACGCGCACACGGCTTCTTCTGGCGCAGCAGGCGGCCACGCGCACACGGCTTCTTCTGGCGCGGCAGGCGGCCACGCGCACACGGCTTCTTCTGGCGCGGCAGGCGGCCACGCGCACACGGCCTCGTCTGATAGCCAGGGCGAGCACACCCACAATGTCCACTACGGCAACACAACCCCGGACGGTTCTGACCTTGGCACTCCGGCCGAGCCGCGAAACCCGCTAAACGGGACCGAAACTCCTACCGTTGCAACCACCACCACTTCGGCAGGCGGGCACGCTCACAACATCACCGTCGACGCCGTCGGCAATCACAGTCACACCGTAACTGTCGATGCTGTCGCCGATCACGGCCACACAATTACTGTCGACTCCGTCGCCAATCATGGCCACACAATTACTGTCGACTCCGTCGCCAATCACGGCCACGCAATTACTGTCGACGCGAGCGGTGGAAGCGAGAGCCGAGGCCGAAACGTCGCCCTGCTGGCCGTTATTCATCTGTAAGTCATGCCGACAAGCATCCGAGCCGCGAAAGCGGTTTTTTTTCGCCTGGAGAATTCGAATGTCCCGCAAAAACTACACCGTGCTGATCCCGTTCCCCACCGGGGGCGGCCACTACGCCGCCAAGGGCTCCACGGTCGATCTGATGGACGTGCAGGCCCACGCGCTGGAAACGGCAGGCCGCATCAAACAAACCGCCCTGATCGAAGCCGAGGCAGCCGCAGCGGCTGCTCAGGCGCCAGCGGCAAAGAAAACCACTGCGAAGGCTGAGTAAACATGGCTGAAGTACTGAATTTTGAACACAACGGCGTTTCGATCGAATCGAACGAGCCGCCCGAGTCGATGGGCGGGATTGGCGATAACGTAATCGGCCTCGTCGGCACCGCGCCAAACCGCGCTTTGGGCATCCCGCTCAATGCTCCTTTCCGCATTAGCGGCCAGCTGCAGGCCGACATGCTGGACCCGACCGGTGACGAGGAAGGCACGCTGTTTTTGACGGTCAAGCAGATCCTCAAGGTCGTCAAGGTTCCAATCTACGTCGTTGTTGTCGAGGCGGGAGCAACCCCGGCCGATACGATCAATAACGTTATTGGTGGCGTTGATGTCGAGTCTGGCCAGCTGCAGGGTATGGCGGCGCTGACGACCTGCCTCGAAGATCCGACCATCCTCGGCGCGCCAGGCTTCTCGTCCGAGCAGTCGGTGCATAGCGAGCTCGCGTCGCTGGGTCAGCGCATGCGCGCCCGCGTGGTTCTGGACGGCAAAGACGTCACCGTCGCCGGCCAGGTGTTGAACAGCCAGTCGATCGGCGGCGCCGCGCTGGGTTACGACCGCTGCTACATGGTTCACCAGATGCCAGCGGTTTACTCGAAGGCGGCCAAGGCAAACGTCTTTTTGCCACCGTCGAGCCTGGCCATTGCTGCGCTGGCCAGCGTCAAGCAGTGGGAAAGCCCCGGCAACCAGGTCACGTATGCGGCTGACGTCTCGCGGACGGTCGAATACAACATCCTGGACAAGTCGACCGACGGGGATCTGCTCAACCGTTACGGCGTCAGCTACTACGCCCGAACCATCCTCGGCGGCTTCTCGCTGATCGGAAACCGCTCGATCACCGGCAAATTCATCAGTTACGTCGGCCTCGAGGACGCCATCTCGCGCAAGCTCATCAAGGCGGCGCAAAAGGTCATGTCTAAGAACCTGACCAAGCGCGCGATGGAGCAGGAAGTAACGCGGATCAACCTGTTTATGCAGGACCTGGTCGCCGACGAGACGATCCCTGGCGGCAAGGTCTACTTGCACCCGGAATTGAACAGCGTCGAGAAGTACAAAAACGGCACTTGGTATCTGTGCATTGACTACGGCCGCTACGCACCCAACGAGCACATGATCTACCAGCTCAACGCCAGCGACGCCATCATCGAAGAATTCCTGGAGGATGTTCTCTAATGTTCACTAACCGCGTAAGGCAGATGATTACGGCGACCCTGCAAGGTCTGCCGTTGATGGCCACGATTGAAGATTTCGACCCGCCGCCGATCGAGTTCGATCAGGAAGCGATGCGCGGCGGCCGTTTCATTGAGGAGGAAATGGCGGTTGGCATGAAAGCACTGTCGTCAAAGCTGACTCTGCAGGGCGTTGGTTTGCCGATCTTTCTCGCCATGGGCGTGTCTGGCGGTAACGAGATCCTGCTCAGCGTGCAGGAGGCTGGCGAGGACCAGGAGGGCAACGAATGGTTTGCCTATCACGTCTGCTGCGGCAAGTTGAAAAAGCAGGAAGAAAAAACGATCAAGATGGGCGACAAGCCGGTAACGATCCTCGAGATCTCCCTGCGCAGCTACCAGCGCCTTGAAATGGGCGTGCCGGTAATCGATATCGACACTCGCACGCAGAAGTGCGTAATCAACGGTGTCGACTACCTGAAAGGCGCCCGCCGCCTGGCTCTGATGCCTTAACCCTCTCTCTACTCAAATAGCCGCCTCCGGGCGGTTTTTTGTTGCTCGAAGGAAAGTAAAAAATGCAAGAAGAACAGCCAGTAAATTGGGTTATGCCGTCGTATCCGTTGCTTTTCCCGATCTCCCTCGAGAATGGCGACTCCCTTGGCGAGATCCCGCTGCGTCCGATCAATGTCGCAGAGCACCGGGCGGCCATTGTGAAGGCGGGGAAGGACAACGACGACCAGTTCGAGCAGATCCTCGTGGTTGCCAGCGGCCTGCCGGCGAGCGTGCTCGAGCAGATCAAGCAGCCAGATTATGTGGCCCTGGTCGACCTGATTCACGACTACATCAAGTTGCCTGGTACGTACTTCACCGGCTGCAAGCCTGAAAGCCCCGACGACTTCCCGCTGCTCGTGCCGATCAAGGCTTTTGGCGGTCGCGTTGTCGAGCGTCTGCAGATCCAGGTGCCGGCGATGAAAGTCTCGAAGGCTATGCGCAAGCTCAAGACGCCAAACGAGCGCGCGGACTTCGTAAGCGCCCACTGCGTCGGCCTGTCGGTGCCTGAGGTGCAGAGTCTGAGCCTGCCCGACTGGACGCAGCTGCAGGAGCGTCTTAGCGATTTTTTGAATCGTCCGGCTGCCTTCTTTCGGAGCGAGACGTCGACGTAATCCTCGACGTTGTGCCCCTCGTTTACCACGTATCCGAGGCGGAAATTCTGGAATGGGACGCCGGCAAGGGCATGCGTCGCTACGAGTTAGCGATCGCGCGCCTGGGCGCGAAAAAGGGGTAGGGCATGGCTGAGTCGAAATTTTCGTTACGCCTTGCTGCGCATGATGCGTACTCGAGTACGTTCGGCGACTTCAAGAAGAAAGCCGGCGCGATCGAGGCGGGGATCAAGTCTCAGCGAGCCGAGCTCGACAAGCTCAATCGCACGGCTAGATCGGCAGACGGTTATGCGTCGCTGACGGCCAAGGTCGAGAAGACGACGACGGCGCTGCAGGCGGCTCGCGTCGAGCAGGTCCGTCTCGGTCGCGAGCACAAGGCAGCGGCCGAACGGGTCGAAAAGCTGAAACAGGAGTTTGAGCAGGCGTCGACGGCACTCAAGGCGCTAGAGTCAGCCACCGGCACCACGGCTGCGCAAATGCGTGCGGCCCGTGCAGAGACGACCAGGCTGCAGCGCGAGCTCAATAGCGCCAGCGCGGAGGTCCGAAAGCTCGACACGTCGCAGGACAAGGCGACAGCGAGTTTGCGCACGCTGACAGCCGCTCAGCGTGGCGAGCGGAACGAACTTAAGCGCTTGCAAACTGAGCTGACGGCGGCCGGCGTTGACACCGGCAAGCTGGCCAGCGAGCAGAAGCGCCTCGAGGAGTCGACCAAGTCGGCTAACGCGGCATTGGCGGCCCAACGGGCTCGCCTGGAGGCGGTAGGCAGCGCGCAGGCGCGCATGGACACCAACCGTGGCCAGCGTGCGGATCTGCGCGGGCAGATGGTCGAGACGGCGGCAATGGCATACGTGGCCAGCCGTCCGATCAACCAGGCCATGGACATGGAAACCGCCATGGCCGACGTTGGCAAGGTGATTGATTTCGCACCTGGTCAGCGTGAGGCGATGGCGTCGGCGAACCTCAAGCTTGCAAGCGATCGCCTGATCGCCTCGAGCGGAATGACCGGCGTTGACCTCGCAAAAATCGAGTACGCGGCGGGGCAGTCGGGTATCGGTAACGACCAGAAAGACGCGTCGGGCAAGGTAGACCAGGTCGCGAAACAAAAAGCGATCATGGAATTTACGCGCGACGCGGCGATCATGGGTTCGGCGTTCGACGTGAGCTCGCAGGAATCCGGCGAAATTATGGCCGGCTGGCGTGCGTCGATGATGCTCAACCGCGAGCAGACGCTCGACCTTGCGGACTCGACGAACTACCTCGGGAACAACTTCAACGCCTCCTCTGCAGACATTGCGTCGGTAGTGAAGCGTTACGGGGCCGTTGGTTCGGCGTCGGGCCTGAAGCCCGAGCAAACGGCGGCATTGTCGGCGGCTCTTTTGAACCCTGGCACTGAGAAGGAAATCGCCGGTACTGGATTTAAAAACTTCCTCAGCGCTATGACGAAGGGCGAGGCGGCGACGAAGGGCCAGAAAGAGACGTGGGAGGAGCTCGGTTTCGATCCTGAGGATCTGGCCGCGAAGATGCAGCAGGACGCGCCAAAAACGATTATGACCGTCCTCGAGGCGCTCAAGGCTCAGCCGCAAGAAAAGCAATCGGCCTTGGCCACGCAGCTTTTCGGATCGGAGTCGATCGGCGCGATCCAGCCGCTGCTGTTGAACCTTGGCGAGGTGCAGCGCGCCTTTGACCTGGTGAGTGATAAGTCCAAATACGCAACATCGGTGCTCGGTGAAAATGGCTCGATGATGCAGGAGGCGGCCGGGGTGGCCAATACCTCGAGAACCGGTTGGAACTCGTTTACTGCGTCGCTGACTCGCCTGTCGACGCTCATCGGTACGGCCATGCTGCCGGCGCTGAATTACGTCCTCGGCCCGCTGGGCTCGATGGTCAATTACCTGGGCGACGCTGCCGAGAAATTCCCAAACATCACGGCCGCGCTTGCTGTGGCTGCTGGCGGCATGACGCTGCTGAAGGGCGGCGCGCTGGCTCTGAAATATGTCGGCTTGATGCTTGGGCAGGGGGCCAACCGTGGTGCCCTGGCTCGCGCCAAGCTCGATGCCAGCACCGCGCGCACCGCAACACAGGCGGATCTCGCGGTGGCGCGCTTAAACGCCACCATGGGGCGCCTGGGCGCTTCTGGCGGTATTGGCTCGGGAGGTAAAGGCGGTAAGGGTGGTAAGGGCGGAAAGCTGTCGCCTGTTAAGCCTGGTACGGCGATTCCGCGCGCGCCGTTTTTGTCGACTGCAGGCGGCGCCGCCGCTGGAAGGGCTCTAGGTTCGGCTCCCACGCTGGTGGCCGCTGCTGCAGCAGCTGAGGGAGCGCCAAGTGCGCTCGGCAAGGCTGCGGCAATGGGTGGGAAAGGGCTTAGCACTGCCACGAAACTCGCTGGCCGGGCGGCTGTTCCGATGATGCTTATCAGCGGTGGCCTGGCAGCTGCGGACGGCCTCGCCAATGGTGACGCCGGGCAAGTTGGCGGAGCGGTTGGTGGGATGGCTGGCAGCATGGCCGGGGGCTGGGCCGGCGCCGCTACTGGCGCCGCGATCGGCACGATGATTTTTCCAGGCGTGGGGACTGCGATCGGTGGCGCTGTCGGCGGCATTGGCGGGAGTCTTGCCGGCAGTAGTGCCGGCGAATGGTTGGGCGAAAAGTTGGCCGCGATTCTTGACAGACTCAGCGCGCCAAGCGACGTCGCAAAGGATGTCGTAAAGGCTGCTGTGCCGCCTACGCCAATGGTTTTTTCGCCAACGATCACCATGTCGCCAACTGGCGACCCTGCGTATGACAAGCGCCTAACTGACCAGATCCTCGCTCGGCTGAAAGGGGAAATGATGCCAATGATGATGGCCAGCGATCCGCTGGCACAGCGTCGTGGCGCGTCTTTGACTGATGGGAGTGATTGACGATGGCGCAGCAAATGGCGCTCGGGGAGTTCGTTTTCGGGCTCTCGAGTGGCTTCCCTTATGAAACGCTCGATCGCAAGACGTCGGGCGGCTGGGTCAGCCTGGACATAGTCAGCAGTAAGCCTCGGTCGCACCAGACGGGCCAGGGGCTCGAGGAGCTCAGGCTCAACGGTAAGGCTCAGTTTGCGGCCGGCATGGCCAAGCTCGACGAGCTGCGCGCCATGGCCGACGCCCGCGTGCCTTATGTCCTGGTCGACGGTGTCGGCCGCGTGTGGGGCCGCTGGCGGATTGACGGCGTCAACGAGGGGCAAAAACGCGTGCTCGATGACGGTACGACGACGCTCCTGGAGTGGTCGCTCGATCTTTCGGAGTTCTTCTAATGCGCAGAGTGCGAACGGTTGCGGGCGACACGGCGAACCTGTTGCTTTATCGCGAGCTCGGCCGGTCTGACGACGCGGCCGAGGAGGCGTTATGGCTGGTAAATCCGGGGCTGGCTGAGCATGGCCCGGCCTTGCCTGGTGATATGTGGGTGTTTTTGCCCGAGTTGGCCGCGAAGGCGGCTGCAGAGAAGCCGATTTCGGCGTGGGACTGAGGGGATAGGTTATGGCGCTTGGATTTACGCCGGCAGTCGAGATCACGGGCGCGAATGCGGCGCTGATTAACGCTCGCTTGGTCGATTGGGAGCACGTCGACGCCTCGGGTGTGAAGTCGGACACGTTGAACCTGACGGTTCGGGTCGATGACCTCGAGGGTTTGCCCAGCTTTGACGGAAAAATCGGGCTAAAGGTCGGCTACCTCGAGACGGGGCTCGTTGATAAAGGCGAGTTCAATATCACGCGGTGCCGGCCTCAGTTGTTCCCGCCACTGCTGAAAATCGTCGCCACTGCAGTTCCTTTCAAGGTAGCCGACGAGACGGCATTCAAAGAGCGAAAGTCGGCCAGTTTCGGGCCGACTACGCTCGGCGCGATTTTTCGGGAGCTGACCACGCGCCACGGGTTTTCGCCTCGGATATCGCCCAAGCTGGACGCAGAGGTTATCGACCATGTCGACCAGTCGAATGAAACTGACATGGGGTTTCTGACGCGGATCTCGCGCAAGTACGACGCCGTCACGAAGCCGGTTAACGAGCTCTACGTCATGGCCCTGAAAGGCCAGGTCAAATCGCTGTCGGGCAAGGCGTTGCCGGTCGTGACCTTGTCGGTCACGAAAGGGAATTCGCCGAACGACCGGTCGTTTATCAACGCCACGCTTGATGAAGAAAGTCGCGTCAAGTTTCAGGGTTGCAAAACGGTTTGGTGGGACGGCGCGACCGGCAAAGAGTGCGTGGTAGAGACGGGCTCGAAGCCGTTCAAGAAGGTGACGCAGCGTTACCAGAACGAGGCCGACGCGAAGGCGGCGGGCGAGGGGGCGTTGCGGAAAATCAAGCGCGAGGAAATGAAAATACAGATCGATTGCCCCGGTAATCCAGATCTCGCGGCCGAGGGGCTGATCGAGCTCGACGACACCTGGCCGTCATTCATGCGCGGTCAGTGGTCAATTGACCAGGTGACGGCAAACGGCAGTCGACAGCAGAGTTACCGCTGCTCGCTGACTGCAACAATACCTGCAGCATAAAAAAGCCCCCACTGCCTAACGGCGGTGGGGGCTTTTCTCGTTTCTGGCGTTACTGATCGAGCAGGGCGCCGGGCATGGTCGGCGGCGACTGATAGTCGCGAATGACGGGCGGCAGGTTCTGCAGGTTCTGGACGTTGGCCAGCTTGTCGACGACGTCGATCGCGTTTCCATTGGCGGCGACCCATGTCCCTTGGCGCTCGAGCCAGACGCTGGCCGGCGCGCCGTTTTTGTACTTGCAGACGCCCCAGCTGCTGCCGTCCTGTTTGAGGATCTTGCAGTTGACCGCTAGACCAGCCCGCGCGCTGACGCGCTCGAGCGCGTGGTCGTTCTTTTTGACCAGGTCGTTAACCAGGATCGCCACCAGGGCGACGGCGCCGACGCCAATAATGATGGGCTTTGCTTTCATGCTGCGCGGATCTCCATTTGGTTGATGCGCGCAGGGTAACAAAAAGCCCGCCGAGTGGGCGGGCTTGTGGGGCTGGCTACATCGGGCGCCTATGCGGCCGACAATTCTTTAAGTACGACGTCGTCGAAGCCTGGCGCTTCAATGTCGGCGGCCAATATCCTGATACCGATGCTGCCAAACGGCGATCCATCCTCGCCGCCGAAACCTTCCGTATTGCGGATCTGTGCGGACCAAATGCGTGCTGCTTCTGCGTTGTTTTCGCCGAAGGCTGAGCCGTATTCGGCCAGTATTTGGCGTATGGCAACGGCTCCGAAGTACCGCACCAGGCCGCGCACTGGGTCGCCGCCCTCGTCTTCGGCGAACTCGTCGCCGCCGGTCCAGAAAGTCAAGTAAAGCGCGGCGTTCTCGGCGGTCAGGCGCGAGTGGTCGACTTCAAGGGTGATGGTGTGGTCGTGCCATTCGTGATTAACGGTGTAGCGCTTGATATCGGTCATTGGTCGTTATCCTTTTCGGCGTATTGAGTGCGTAATGTCCAGGCAGTCCAAAGGATGGGCGCCCATGGGAGCGTGCAGACGACAGGGTAAATGGCTAGCCAGAAGATCAGGGGCGGCGGGCCGTCGTGTCGCATGAGCATTGCGGCAGCGACCAGTAGCGGCCAGCCGTAGCCAAGCGTTAGGCCGGGATGGTTGGCCAGTGAGCGTCGGAAAAGCTGCCAGTTGCTCATTGCTACCACCTCTTTTTGACGTCGCGATCGGGGCCGTCGAACTCTGCGTCGGTGCGGCCGTCGTTATCGAGATCCCGATCGGGGCCGCCGAATGTTGCGTCGGTGCGCCCGTCGCCGTCGAGATCTCGATCGCTGCCTCGGAATTGCGCGTCGGTGCGTCCGTCGTTGTCGAGATCGCGATCGGGGCCGCCGAATGTCGCGTCGGTGCGTCCGTCGTTGTCTAGATCCCGGTCTGGCCCGCCGCATGTTGCGTCAGTTCGTCCGTCGTCGTCGACGTCGCAGTTACGGGCGGCTGCAGGCTGGAAAGCGCCAGCAATCGCGAGGGCGAGCAGGAGCCCGCCGATTTTAAGGGTCGTCATGCTTGCTCGTCCTGGTCGATGGTTTTGGCGTCCGTGCGCTGGGTGTAAACACGGTAAATAAACATGCCTATGACGTGCAGTGCGATGGCGATCGCCACTGCGCCAGAAAAGAGGAGTTGCAGCCCGGTAGGGTCGTCGCTGCGTTTCATTTGGCCGCCTCCCCGATCATGCGCAGGAACCCGTGCCAGGCGATCAGGCAGCATTCTTGCTCGAGGTAGGCGCGCACCTTGGCGCGGTTGGCTGGGTCTGCAGCTTCGCGCAGGGAGAGGCTCCGCGCTGTGGTATAGTCGATTTTGGACATGGTTAACCCCCTAGGTTATCTGTCTTGCCTGGTGGCGGGTGCAACCGCTACCAGGCGTCCTTTTTTCACTTCAATGATTCCAGGCGGCGCTTAAGCTCTGCCTGATCTTCGACGTTGTAATGCCCCTTTCCTTGCTCGTACTTTTTGAACAGATCGTCGAGCGCTTCAATGATCAGATATTTAACCGGGACGTTGTCGGCCGACATGCTTTTGATGTCGTTGGTGCCCCTGTGGTACTTGACCGGCACAATCGCCTTGAGCTGCTTCTCCTCGGCCGAATCGGTCACTACTGCCCGGCGCGCCTTCTCGACGTGCGGTTCGATTTGAGCTGCTGCGGCGCGGCTTGGGCGCTCGGTGCTGAGCTTTGTGCTGGTCATTTATCAAACTCCAGGAGTTCTGCCGTCAGGGCCTCGATCTCGAGTCGCGCATCATCGCCCGGTGCCAGGTCCATTACGCTGTTCCCTTGTGCAATGCCTTTCCCATAAGCGACGCGCTGGTGCGTTTGGGTTTCGGTGAGCGGTAGCTCGTAGTTGAGCAGGGCCTGCTGTGCGTCGCGCTCGAGAATGGTCCCGGCGATGGCTCTGGCGATCATTAGCACGGCCTTAGGTGTGCCGCCTGTGACCTCCTGACGGTCCTTTACCAGCGTAACCATGTCGGCGGTTGCCCATATATCGTACTGGCTCGGCTGTACCGGAATGATGACCAGGTGCGAGGCCTTGACCGCGTCCGACGTCAGGGTGCTGATCTGCGGTATCCCGTCAATGATCACGTAGTCGTAACCGCTCGAGATTCGCGGCAAGTCGCGCTTTAGCGTTTCCCGCATGATGACGCAGGGGATCAATGTCGCGTCGTCAGCACGGGAGGTTGCCCAGTCAGTCGCCGAGCCTTGGCGGCCGTCGAGGTCGACCAGAAGCACGCTTTTACCGTGCTTGTCGGCCAGGCAGCAGGCGACGTTCGTCGCGGTCGTCGTCTTTGTTGTGCCGCCTTTTTGGTTCTGTATGGTCCAGATTCTTGCAGCCATTTTGAAGGCCTCGCGATTGGGTGAGGCCTAAATATACGTACAAATGTACCTTTGTACAATAGGCCATAAGGGCAAAGGTACAAAACAAACGGGCGCGAAGCGCCATCCTTTACAGAGACTCTGTCTCTGCGCTTTTGCCCGTCCTTTCTCGCTGCGCCTGTAGCCCTTGTGTTGCGTGGCTTTCCCGTCCTGGCTGAGAGGTAAGGACTGCTTACCGTCCTTATGGTGCATGCCTTCCTTTCTGCCTCTTGCTGACATGTCGTCCTGACTAGCTTGCTTTTCACGCTAAGGCGTCACTCGTCAGACATTCTTATTTATACCTTATTGACATAGGGCAATGAGTGTATGCAATACACCCACAACCCATTCCCCAATACATCCATAAACCAATACCAACATACACCAACGCCCCTACATTAAATCAGGGTTATGGGTGTATACACCGATTCCCCATTCTATACGTATAGAATGGGGAATAGGTGTATACACCCATGAACCGATCCCCTATCAAAATAATGTTAGGGATTGGGCTTTGGGTGTATGTTATTGGGGATTGGTTTGCGGGTGTATGTTGTGGCTGGGTTTGGGTGTATATGTTGGCGGGTGGCGATAGTTTGGTTTCAGGGCTTGCGGTGTATGTTGCTCGGGTCTATAGTTGCTGCAGCGGTTAAGGGTGTATGACTTTTGCGAGGTGGAAATCATGGCAGCAAAGAAGGGCGTTAAAGGTGCAGACAAGGTGCTCGACGCGGCTCAGGCGTTGAACGAGGTCGCGGCCATCGATCAGCAGGAGCGCGTCAGCTTCGGCAACTATGGCGGCGCCACGCGTCAGAAAATCGAGCTGCAGCCGCTGATCGATAAGCTGATCGCTGACGTCGTCAAAATTGACGGCGACGATAGCCTCAGTCGCAGCGAGAAAACGAAACGGATCGGCCGCCTGGCTGACAGCCTCAAGGTAAAGCTGTACGAGGACAAACGCCGCAAGGAAGACGACAAGCTCAAGGCGTCGAGCTATCGCCGCTACCTGACGACCATCCGCAAGGCCGTCACGGCTCAGAACTGGCGGCACCACTCGATCGAGCAGGCCCTGCACAGCCTGGCCAAGCATCATCCGCGCTACGCCGAGCAGCTGCTCGACATGGCCGACCTGGTCGACATTACGGCGCTGCGGATGGCGCATCGCGACCTTCTCCTGCGCGCTCGCCAAGACCGCGACGACTCAGCGTATGAGGCGTTTCGCTCGATGAAACTCGATCACGAAATCATGCGTCACCTGACGTTGCCGGCAGCGACAGCGGCGCAGCTGGCCGCCGATGCGGTCGAAACGCTCGAGGTTCGCGCGACGAACACTGTCGAGGTCAATTACCACTGGCTGATTGAGACGATCCATAAGCTGCTGACCGAGGCTGAAATCGGCCACGACGGCGCCCCAAAACAGAACTTTTCGTCGCTGGCGCTCGGCCTGTCACTGGCGACCGGCCGACGCGAGATCGAGATTCTCAAAATGGCCCGATTCGAGAAGGTCGGCGAGTTCGAGCTCGAATTCAGCGGCCAGGCCAAGCGCCGTGGCGGTGTCGACTACGGCGAAAGCTACCGGATCTACACCCTGATAAAAGCCGACCTGGTGCTCGAGGCGTTCGCCAAAATGCGCGCCATGCCTGAGGTGCTCGAGCTGCAGCACCTGGACAACACGGAAGTAAATCGCCGGGTGGCGAAGACATTGAACACGGTCGCAAAGCGAGTGCTCGGCAGCGAAGCGCGCGTGTTCAAAGACAGCCGGGCGCTGTGGGCGCGGGTAGTGTTCGAGCTGTATTTCAGCCGAGATCAGCGCTGGAAAACCGTAAACGAGTCGGTGTTCTGGCGCGAAATGCTCGGGCACGAGGACATGGACACGCAGGAGAGTTACAAGGCGTTCAAGATCAGCTATACGGCAGTGGCATCAGAGGCGCCGGCCAGCAAATACGCCAGCCGCCTCGAGGCGCTGATCGCCCTGGACGATCACGAGAAAATTGCCGGGCGCGAAGCGATGGGGAAAATTCACCGCTGGGTGAAAGAGACGGTCAAAGCCTCGCCTGACGTGAAGATCTCGCAGAAAGCGATCTCGTTAAATGTGGGAAGTTATCGGCCACTGATTAAAGAGTATCTGGAGCTGGCCAGCGAGGCCCTGGCCACCGCCAACCGCCCGCTTGAGGCAGTGGCGCCGGAAGTGCCGGCAGAGGTGGCGAATGCTCGGCCGAGGATCTCTGTACGTGAGATCTCGGACGGTCGTTTTGTTGCTGTCGCCAAGCTAAATGGCGTCGAGATTGCCAGCGCCGAAGGTGACAGCAAGGAGGAGGCTCAAAGGGCTTTGTTCGCCGCCGCTAGTGGCAAAACCAGCGCCTGACACGGCGTCAAATCACCGGCCGGGGCCAAGCGCCCCGGCAGTACATTTCGATTTTCCCCCTCTCTGAGCTCCGCCTCGGCCTCCTCTATCTGTTCGAGCGCTGTCGCAATCATGTCGAGCAGCTCCCCTCTTGTTGCTTCCATTCCGGCCTTCGTGGCCATGCTTAGCGCTGATTTTGCGCGGCTGAGTTTGGCGGACGCTCTGTCCATTTTTTCCTGGCACTGCAAGGTGAATCCCTCCCCTTTTGTCCTATAGATATTGTTTTGCCACCACTGTCTATTTAAACAGTATACCTCGCCGGAGCCTTCAATAGGGCCGCCGCATAGCCAAGCATCCATTTCAAGCTGCTGACCTCCTCCCCAGGATTGGCCATCCGCTGCACCATGCCCGGTTCCAGATCCCGCACCAGCTGCACAACTGGCGTACCGGCTGGGAGGTCGCAAAGCGAAGCAAAGGCAAATGCGCGTTCTGCTACGTCCAAGGGATACTTTTCAACTGTGCTTACATCCCCTACCTGCAAAGTGTCACTTTCCGCCGCGACCAGATTAGACGGGGCCGCTGCGAGCTCCTCAGGGGCCAGCAGGGGCTGATGCGTCGATTCGTGGTCATGGGTGGTCAGGGAGTGGGTGTTTTTGGCTGCACGGCGCTCTACGTAGCCCATTACGAACGTCCAATTATCCCTGTTGAGCTCAAAAAGAACCTGTCCGTTCGTCTTACGTTTTTTCGTGACCTGGCCGAGGCGCTCGAGGATCGATTTAACGACCGTAGTCGCGCAGGCTTTTGCGGTAAGGCTCGCAACGTGGCGCCCGAGCTTCAACGCGTTGTAAAGGTCCAGTGTGTCCTGGTCGCGCTTGATTAGATCCAGCGCCTGACGGCACTGCAGGCTGCTGAACTCGCCCTCGCCTGTTTCGCGATCGAGAGTGAGGGTTTCAAAGATCTGCGCCAGCAAGGCCCGTGCAGGGGCTTTAAAACGATGCTGAGTGAGAACTACGCGTGCTTTGCGCTGAGCCATGTCGTAGGCCTTTGCCTGCGCCTCGTCGGCCTGCAGGAGCTCGAGCGCCACAACCTTGGCGATACCGCGATCGTCGTAGAACGAAACGTCGTCGGCGCGGATCTCGTCGACGCCGAGCTGGTGCTCAATGTGGTAGCGGTCGACTTGGGCGCTTTCCGCCTCGCTGCGGACCTCCTGACGGTTGAGCTTGAGAAAAGCTTCCTCGGTCGGTGTCTCGACGCTGTCGATCAGGTCCATACGCTTAGAGAACACGAGCTCGCCTGCGAACTTGCGGTTTTTCCGAGAAAGGTCGGTCAGTTCCTCGGCGTCCTGGGCGTCGATCGCCAAGCGCTGCACCTGGTAGCCCTCGCCGTAAAGCATCAGCAAAAGGTTATTGGCGAAGCTGTTGCGCGCCTTGTTTTCAGAGGTGACAGCGGAAAGCCAGACCTTGTCGAAGGCGGTTTTTTTGCGGGTGAGCCGATACTCGTCTGGCGTTTCCTCGAACTGGCAGACCAGATTCTCGGCGACCAGCAGGCCGCGATAGAGGGTTTCAGGGTCGGTTTCGCGTTGGCCTGAGGTGTGGCCAATGCCGACAATGTAGTGCCGTGCCGTACGATCGCGGCGCAGCATCTGGACCGCGTCAGAAGGGCCAACGGTGTTACCACTGAACAGGCCGAAATGACGCTCGAAATGCGGCGTAGTCATGGACACGCCAGAGCTGATCGCGGGCGAGTAGATCAGGACGTCGTATTTGGTGGCCTCCTCGTTGGGGTTGCACAAAAAGGCCTCGACGTCAGGATCTGCCTTACTGTCGGCGTGAACCAGGAGCATGCGAACCGGGCCGATTTCCTCGGCGTCGACCTTGGCCTCGATCAGGGCGGCCATTTTCTTGGCCGACTCTGCAGAGTCATTCGCGACCAGGACGCGGCGGCCGGCGCAGATCTGGTCGATCGCCAACTGCCACACGGTTTCATCGTCGCCATGGTCAACGCGGATATGGTCAGTCGTCCCGACGACGTCCAGAACGGTGATGACCTGGCCAGGGCGGGCGAGCTCGCAGAACTCGATCACGCCGTCGTTAGCGTCGGCATCGCAAAGCAAAACACGCTTGGCGGCCGAGACGGCCTCGATCAGTGCATCCATAACCTTGACGCGGCCCTCGACCGGTCCGGTCGTGGTGTGGCGGATGACCTGAGAGGCCTCGTCAATGCAGAGTGTCTCGAGGGTGGTAAACCAGCTGCGCTCCTCGGCGTTGTAGAACTTCGGCGCGGTCAGGCTGTTGACGCAGCAAGCTAAGTGCGAAACCCACGGCATTTGGCGGGCGTAAACCTGCTGGTAATGCTCGACATTGAGGCGAGCCGCGGCGTCGTCTAGGAGCGAGATTCGATGCGCGATGTAGGCCGCTTTGGTCGAGGCCTTCATCAGTGGAGCGATCAGCTTCTCGGTTTTACCTGAACCCATCGGCGCCCGAACAATGACGATCCCCTCGAGGCTTTCGACCAGGTCGGCCATGTGTGCCGGCAGCTCGATACCGCCGTGCTCAGCGCGCACGCCCTCGATTTTCATGTATTGAACATTTGGTTTGGCCAGCGCCGACACCGAAAAGCCCCGGAGTTGCTGGGCCTGGTTGACCTTTTGCCGGGCAATCCAGCGGGCCAGGCTGCGAGCTTTGGCGCGAACGGCGTCGGGGGTGGCTGGGTGCATGCTCTCGATCACGCGGCTGACAACCTCGTCGACGCTGTATTTGATCGGCACCAGGAGCAACCCTGCGTTGACGGCCATTTTCGCCGCCTTCTCGATTTTTGTTTTGCTGCCGCTGTGGGAGACGCGCTGCAGGCAGTAGCTAAACCAGTCCTTTTCGGCGCGGTACATGCTGTCGCGGGCGTGCAGCGCTTTGGCGGTCGACTTCAAACCGTAGCGACAGTGGTAGTCGTTCCAGTCGGTCGGTCCCTTGCCGGTGGCGCGGGCCTCGGACACTTCGGCCAGGCTCATCGATTCAAAGGTCGGCACGGTGGCTAGGTGCTGCAAGTCGCGATGAATCTCAAGCGCAGCGAGCAGGCCAGCATTGCCGGCGTCTTTCCATTGGTCGTTGTCTGCGGCATTCAGAAAGCGCCAGCCGGGGTAGAACTTGTCATAGATGCGCAGCACCTTGACCAGGTTGTCGACGTTGAACGCGACGATTACCGCGACATTGCGGCCGGCCTCGAGCTCGGCCAGGTAGACGCTGGCGCCGGTAGCGAAACCCTCGACAGCGATCCGCACCTCGGCGGTTTCGATGTCGCCGAAAATGCAGTGGGCGCCGTCCATCTTGACGCCCGTACCCTGCAGCTTTTTGTCGTCGTACAGGCGCTGCAGGCCAAGAAATTGGCCGTGGATATTGAGCAAAGGAACGCCAGTGAAAACACCGTGACTGTCACGCATACGTTTCATTTTGAAGCGTGACGCGATCGCGCCAATTTGCTTTTTCTGCAGGTAAGGGGCGCTGCCGTCCTCAGCCCCGAGGACTTCGACAAAGCTGCGGGCGATAAAGGTGTCGCCGCCTTTCCGCTTGCCTTCGTATTCGAATTCGCCTCGCTCGCCGGTCAACCAGGCGTGCGCATAGGCAGAAAATTCGCCTTGAATACGCGCCTCGCGGTCGCGCTCGGCGGCCTCCTCGGCTTCTTGACGGGCGGCCCGCTCGAGGCGTTTGGCTTCCTGCTTCGCTAACCGCTCGCGATCGCGTTCGCTGGACTCGACGCCGCGCTCATTTTTGTACAGGTCGAGCAGCGCCTCTAAACCAGACCAGGTCGAGGCGCCGGTAACGTTGTTGCTGAACGTCAGGTAAGGGTATTCGATTGCAGCGAGCTCGGCCCGCGTGGCCGTGGCGGCCTTGCCTTCAAGTCGCTTGAGCTCGCCCCATACCATGACCTTGCCGGTATAGCGGTCGTCGGTGGCGACAATTTTCGCTTTTGAGTAGGTTTTGAGGCGCTTGCCGTTGAGGCGCACTTGATCGCTGACCGACGACCATTTGACGGATGCGTCAGCCGCTGCGGCAGAGATATCTGCCTCGAAATGGTCAAGCAGGCTGTACGGATCGGAGTTGAAACGCTCCGCGTAAAAGGCTCCTAGCCCGGTGCTCTTTTGTACGTTTGTCATTTTGTCCCTTTGGTCAAAAGTACAAAGGTGAAAAAGTACAAACGATTGACGTCCGTTTACACGGGTCTAAACTGAGCACTGAACGGCAAAGTTCGAGTGTTACGTCGTGTTACCTGCCCGCTAAAACAGATAACCGATTGCTCAGTAAACACCGCAAGGTGTGCGTCTATCGCGAAGGCCGGGGGTGCTAAAGCCCCCGGCCTTTGTCCTTTCTGGCCTTTGAAAAAAAATAGCTCGTTAGCGGGTAGCCCCGCTACTTTACGTCGTCCACTCTATATTTAGAAGACTGGCGCGCTCTTTTTATAGAATCCCCCCTTTGTCGAACGTCGCGCTAAGCCCGACGACGACACCAATAACCTCGAATGTATCACCCACCTGCTGTACGGGAAACTGTGGATTCAAGGCGCGCAGGTAGTACGCCGAGCCATCCAGGGTCAATTTCTTGAATACAGGCGCGGCTACGTCGCCGAGGTGTCCGACTATAAAGTCATTTGCCCCAGCCTTTCGGCCAGGGTCTACAAAGATGGTGTAACCCACGGGGAAGCTGATACCGCTCGGGGCTTGCATCAGCTCATCACGCACGGTCATAGCAAAAATTTTGCCTGGTGGCGTCTCTGGTGGCATCACCCACACCGTACCGGCAGGAAGCCCTCTAGGATCAGGGTTTCGAGCCCATTCAGTTGCCATATTCCACGGAATAACAGGCACGCGTTGAGCGTGTTCGCTGGGGGCGCTGAATCCGACAGGGTCGGCCGCTTCTCTCAGCAAAACGTCGATCGTTGTTCCGAGCCCCTTCGCGAGTGCGTCGGCGACGTAGACGCTAGGCGCTACGTTCTTCGTTTCTAGGGTCGCCAAGTGCCCTGTCGACATCTCGATATGCGAGGCATCGATCAAGCGCTGTAACGACCATCCAAGGGCTTGCCGCCGCATCCGTATTGCGGTGCCGATTGTGTAGTCGCGTTGCATTGTTCCCTCTCCTTTTTTCGCAATTATTGTCCCTTCTAGATGCACAGTGGCACCACTCGTTATTTAGAAATTTAGTTGCAATCTTGCTCGATATATAGAGAATGTAGGTAGAGCTACATGCGACCAACATTTCAGGGAAAGGTGCTATGGCCACGCGGACGGAAAGGGATGTGATTGTCGATCAGACTAGCCGATGGTTTGCCCATTCGGAGTGGTCGCTCGAACGTTTCGCCAGCGAGCGCCTGGCTGTCGCGCTTTCTGCTGCTGGCCTGATCGAGCTCGAGGAACCTGTAGACGTCGAGACGTATCAGAAAACCCGCAAAGCTTGGTCGCAGCGCGTAACGAGAATTTTTCACTCTACACAACCTTTCCCGCTCGAATGGAAATGGGCCTGGCTTTCTTGCCTGCCTGAGGACTACCAGCGTTCTGCTCGTTCTGAGCTCCTGGCTATGGCCGGTTGCTTTGACGTGCGAATCCCTGCGCTTGTTGGCCTGGTTGGTGTCCCTGCTGCTCGTGCGCAGCTGGGAGAGGTGACGCAGGCGATCGGCGAATTCCTGGCCGCCAGCGCCCCGGCGCATGACGGTTTATACGACCATACCGACAGCCCCGAAGACGTCGACCGGATGTTGATCGAAGGCACCGAAGCTATTTCGGCAATGTTTAACGAGCTGGTGGCCCTGTCGACTGGCACCGGTCGCCCGCTCCCGCTGATGATGCTGGCCAACCTGAAAGGCGAGCCGCTATGAGTGCCGCCCTGCGCCTGGTCAGCTCGATTTCGAAGTCTGACGTAATTCCGACCGATAAAGAGGTGCTGGCCGAGCGTTTTGCCGCTGCGCCTGGTGAAACAAAGGCCGAAAAGGTCAAGCGTCAGAACCGCGAGCGTCAGCAAAAAAAGCGCCTGCGCGAGGCTCAGGCCAAGTTGAAAGCCGGGGCTTTGCACCTGCCGGCAATGACCCTCTACGGCGGCACCGTGCAGGCCATGGCCGACGTCTGTAAGGCTGGCGGATTCGAGGAGTCGGCCGAGGCGCTGACCCTGCTGGCGCATGGCTCGGCCGCTCTGGCCAAAAAAGACCCTGAGGCTTTCGCCGCGTTGTTCGCGCCGGTCCTCGCTGCTCTGGCGATCGCCGGGGCGGATCTTGCAAAGCGTGACAGTCACGCTTTCGCGCAATTGATCGCGCCACCGTCACGCAAAGGGGCCGACGAATGAAGTCGGTTCGTTTGTTTCGCGTTGCTGGTGGTCAGTCCGTCCTGGTGCTCGAGCTCCCTCGCCGTCGCGGCCTCTCAGAGGCTCGGGTCGTGGTGAGGGCTGCTGCGCAGAGCCAGGTGCATAAACTCCATTTCAACGAGTCGGCCGCCTGCGCCTACTTTGTGCAGTCGTTCAATCAGCGGAGCGCCGGCTATGCCGTGGCCAGCCTGCTAAGTCAGGGAGGCGGCGCCAGTGTTCAATGACGTATCCAGCGGCCTCGAGCTGCGCCAAGACGACGCGGTCGCTCGGGCCTTGATGGCTGAGGAGTGTCTGCAGGCCGGTTTGGTTCTGCAGCGTTTTTGCCTGGCTTGCGGCAACCCGATCGAGGCCGGTCGCCTGGCCAGGCTGCCGCGTGCGACTCGCTGCTCGTTCTGCGTTGACTACATCACTCTGGCGCGGAGACGTTGAGCATGACGGCCCGCCCTAATTTCTCGCTTGAGATCCGCCACACGCCGCCACCTGTTGAGTCCGTCGAAAGCTGGGCTTTACAGCACCTCGAAATTCTCCCGGTGCCACCTGCGCGGGTCCAGATCCGCCGTGGTCGATCAGGTTCTGCGCCAATTGCGCAGGATCTGGTTTGGCTTCGAGAATGGCTGCTGTTCGCCTACTTGGCGCCGACTGATTACCGCGAGACGGAACGCCCGGACGAGCCTGACGGCGTTGGTGTAATCGAGACGACCCGTCTGCGCGACGCGTTCCCCCGCCATCGCGCCAACGACCTGGCCGAGTGCCCGCTCGATGGTGCCGACGAAATAAAAAAGCTGCCCCTCGACTACGTGGCCAGCCTGGCCAGGGATACCACTCGAGTGACCTGCAGCGAGACGCGGAAAAAGAAAAAAAGCGCCATTCCGTTGGGTCCTACGGCATTCGAAGACGCGCACCTGGTGCGGACGGTGGCCACGCTGGCCGCTGAGCAAAGCCGCTGGATTCGTTACGCCTACGCCGATTCGCTGGTGTGGGATGACGAGGCCGGCTGCGTGGTGACGCTGTGGGCTCGCGTTGCGCCACGGCTCGGCAAGATGCAGGGAAAGACTCTGCAGCGCGCCAAGGGCCTGGCGCACCTGGCTGTGCAACATCACAAGCATTTGAAGAACGCCGGGGCGAGCCGTTACGACGGTCCGCACTTGGCGCTGCTCCTGGGCGTCAGCGACGTGAACTACCGCCAGCACTGGCGCGCCCGCTGGGATGCCATGCAAAGCGTCCTGGACGAACTCGATACCGGGGCGCTCGAGACGCTCTGGAAAAAGCTTTAACCAAACCAAAAAACCACGAGGGAAACGCTATGTTCGGATTGAAAAAGAAGCTGTTCGGCGCCGGTCGCTCTATCAAGAAGCTGGAAAACCGCGACCTGATGCAGGCTATCGTCGGCGGTTGCCTGCTGGTTGCGGCGGCAGACGGCGAGATCAGCAAGAACGAAGCGGCGCAGATCGATATCCAGATCCGCGCTAACAAGGCCCTGGAGCACTTCGGCGTCGAGATCACCAAAACCGTAAATCTGTTCACTGAGCAGCTGCAGGCCGGTTTCCGCCTGGGCCGCATGAACATCATGCGCGAGATCCGCGACATCAAGAACAACCCGGCCGACGCCGAGGAGGTGCTCGTAAACATGCTGACCGTGGCCGAGGGCGACGGGAGTATCAGTCCCGAAGAAATGAAAGTGCTCGACGAGATCGCCGTCGAGCTGGGCCTGCGCCTGAAAGACTTCGGCCTCGCGGCTTGAGTCTGCTCTCTCCTTTGCGTCGCTGGGCAGCCTTCGGGCTGGCCGGTGGTGTCGTCCTGGTCGACTCGGCGAGTCGGCTCCTTTCGATGTGTGCTGACCTGGTTATCGTCGCCCTTCTGTTGGCGGTGCTCCTGGTCGGGAAAAAGCAGGGATAGATCATGTTCGGATTCGACCCTTTTGGAATCAAGCGCCGCCGCCTGGCCCGCGAGGCCGAGATCGAGGCTCAGCGCAAGCGCCTGCGCGATCGCGTGGCGCCTGCCTCGGCACTGCAGCACAGCAGCTCGCGCTCGAGCAGCCACGCCTATTCGCCAATGAATGACCCGCTGAGCCCGCTCAATCCGCTATCGCCATTCAGCCAGGTAAGCCAGGCCGAATCCTATTCGTCGCATCGGCACGGCCCCGAGCCGACGCGCAGTCATTGCTCGCCGTCCGCCTCGGATGACTCCTGGAGCCGTTCGAGCTCGAGTGGTTCCGACTACGGCTGCAGCAGCTCGAGCTATGACTCTGGAAGCTCAAGCAGCTATGACTCGGGCAGCAGCTCGAGCAGCTCCGACTCCTCGTCGAGCTACTGACGATGACCGCCCCTGTCTGCCTGCACTGTGGTGCAGCTCCTGAGCGACGCCACCAGCCTGGCTCTGGCCTATTTTTGTGGGTCTGCACTATCTGCAGTAATAGGGGCGAGGTGCATCCGAGCGAGGTCAGGGCGCTCGCCAGCTGGCACCTGGTCAATGATCCAGATCTGCCGCCGCATACGTGCAAGGGGAAAGGGGTTGCTCGGTTCTTTATCCGGTCGGCTCGCTGGGGCTCTCGTTGCCCTTGCTGCGACTTTGTCGACGAAGGTTACGCCACTATCGAGGGAGCGCGAGCCGGCTGGGCTCGTGCAGTGAGGTCATAATGCTCAGGCTAATAATTACCGGCTGTAGTGACAGATTGATGTGGTACGCGGGCCTGGTCGGCGAGGAGGTGCCATTCCTGCGAGAGGAGCACGATTGCTACCTCAGCAGAGAGCCGGCCGGATATGTGAACATTGTGCGCAAGGCTGATGCCTGCGTCGTTGATGATGGCGTGCAGCCGGTTGGAATTTTGAACTGGGCAAAAGCCCAAAAGGCCAAAAGTACAAAAGTAAAAAAGCGCAAAAGGTAAAAAGACCCCTTGCAAAAGTAACGCGAAAAAGGGTACTTTATCCACTCTGCGATACATACGACAAAGCCCGCCACCTGAGCGGGCTTTTGCGTTTCTGGCGTTCGCTGATCTTGGCGGCAATTAATAAGCCCGCCCCGGCCGCGCACTATGCGCGGCCACTTCTTAATGCGCAGGCGCTCGCCTGCCCTCCCGCACTCGCAGGACTTCTGTCTATGCCTCCTTCTATTGTGTTTTACACCAATCGCCTGGTTGGAAAAGCGTTTGCGGGCGCTGCGCGCGGCCCATTCATATTCATTCGCCCGCAATTCAAAGGCGATCAGGGGTTGCTCGAGCATGAGCGCGTGCATGTTCGCCAGTTCTGGCGGACGTTCGGGCTTCATGGGCTGCTTTACCGTTTTTCGCGGGCCTATCGGCTGCGATCCGAGGTTGAGGCGTACCGGCGTCAATTGGAGTTCACGCCAGGCAATCGCACTTTCTGCGCGGCGGCCCTGGCAAACGGGTACGACCTTCGAATTACCCTCGGTCGGGCATACGCGCTGCTGTCGTAATCGCCTGCTTTCTGGCCTCGGCCTATTCCCTCCCTTGCCCGCCCTGTGCGGGCTTTTTACTTTGTGGGTGCGCCTTTCGTGGATGACGGAAAAATCTCCCTGCTCGGCCTGGCCAAGGTCGAGGCGGCGAAGGTCGCGCCCATGGGCGGCGGCCTGCTTATTTATGGCCTGACCTATCAGGAATGGACGATTCGCCTGATGGCGTTTTATGCCGTGTTCCTGGTGCTCGACGGCGTCGGCCGTCGCTGGGTTTACCCGATCGTTAAATTCGCCTGGGCTCGCCTTCGAAAGCGCGACCAGGTGCCGGGAGATTCAGGGGGCCAGCAATGACCCTCCTGCAGCGCATCGTCGCTGCTGTGACGCTCTCGCTCGCTGCTGCCGGTTTCACGGTCAATCAGACAGGCTTGCCGGCGCCGGTTGAGCGCGCGGCGATCTTTGCTGGCCTCCTGGTGCTGACGCCGGAAATGGAAGGGACGCGATTCAAGGCGTACCCGGACACTGGCGGCGTCTGGACGATCTGCACCGGCCACACGGCCGGAGTAAGGCGCGGCGATCTGGCTACTGAGCCGGAGTGCGCCGCGTACCTGCAGAGCGACCTCGGCGACTCCGTCGATTTCGTCCAGGAGCGAGCAGGCCCGGTCGGGCTGTTCTGCAAAATCGCTATCGCCGACATGCACTACAACGTCGGGCACGGGGCGGTGGCCAAGTCCACGCTTCTGCGCCGGGCCAATGCCGGCGACCAGGTCGGCACCGCTGAGCAGTTCGGTCGCTGGGTGTACGTCGGTGGCAAAGATTGCCGCATCGCGGCGAATGACTGCGGCGGCATCGTTGTGCGCCGCTCAATACAACGTGAACTCTGCAGGGTGGGCCTATGAGTCGTCTTTACGGTTTGGCTGGCCTGGCACTGATCGGTGCGCTGCTGTTCGGCCTCGGCTGGATGGCGCGCGGCGATCACGAGCAGGGCCAGGCAACGCAGGCTGAGCTAGATCGCCTAAGCAAGGCTTTCGAGCAGGGCCAGGCGTTGGGCACGGTGCGCGATAACGTCGTCACTGAATACGTCGATCGCGTCCAGGTAATTAAGGAGCGCGGCGCCACGATCATTAAAGAGGTTCCGGTTTATGTCTCTGCTAAGGCTGACGCCGCTTGCACTGTTAACGCTGGTTTTGTGCGGGTGCACGATCTCGCCGCCGCCGCCAGACCTCTGCCAGCCCCTGATCCTGCCGGCGACGCTGATGCAGCCCCCTCAGGAGTTGCGCTCTCTACCGTCGCCGCAACAACCGCCGAAAACTACACCAGGTGCAACGTCAACGCCGAGCGCCTGACGAAGCTGCAGAGCCTGTTGCAGCAATACCAGGCAGTCGCGGCCAAGGGTGGCCAGGCGCCGCCGTAAGGCCTCCCCTTGAAATGCCGAACTTGCCCGTTATAACGACCTGGGCAGCGTCTACCCCTATCACCTGGAAAGGTTTCTATGAGCAACGATCAATCGCTCGAGCAGCAAATCACGGCCCTCGGTTTGACCGCTCCCCGCATCGCCTTCGCGCAGATCGAGGCGCTTACTAAAGAGCTGAGCTTTCACACGTATGTGATTCCAGGCACGACTACAACGGTCGCGGCTGCCATCGACGCGACAGGCTTCGTAGTGGCGTTGGGCACTTCGGCGTGCGTGAGTCCAGAGAACTTCCGCGAGGTGCTCGGTCGTGACGCCGCTATATCCAAGGCCAAGGCGCTGGCCGCCGATGAGCTCTGGAAGCTCGAAGGCTACCGACTCAAGCAGAACCTGCATCAGGCCGCGCGCGTTGGATTGATCGCAGGCCTCGAGGTCTACAAGCGCGACGGCGTGGCCGCTGACCAGATGTTCGTCGGCGACTTCGCTACAGGCTGCTGCGTCGCGTCGATCGATGGGGCCAAGCTGGCCGCGGTCGCTCGCCCTGCACCATGATGGTGCGCCCTGCATTTTGGGTCCTCCCCCGGACCCTCCCCCTTCACGGGTGACTAACTCGCGGGCTTCGCGCGTGTCACTTCCCGCGTGTCGGGTCCGTACTTCCGAACTTGAGGCCCCCCGCCCTGCATCGCCAGCCTGACCGCTCGGCCAGGTACGACGGGGCCTCAACCCAATTTTCCGAAAGCACAAAGGACAAAGGTCAGAAAGGACTTTTGTACCTTTGTACTTTTATACTTTTTCTCTTTTGGTCCTTTCTCCCATGGGCAAAACGATCAGCAAAAAAGACCTTGCCGATCTCCTGGGTAAGTCAGAGCGCTGGATCTCAAAGTTGATCGACGAAGGTTTGCCAGTCGCTGGGGGAGGGGGCCGAGGGGTCGCCGTCCAGATCGACAGTCAGGCCGCTATCGAATGGCTGATCCTGCGCGAAGTGCGCCGGGAAATGGGCGACGATGGCGACGACGAGGAGGGGCTCAGCTCTGCGTCAACTGAGGATCGGTTGCTCAAGCGTGCAAGGCGCGAAAAGCTACAGCTCGAAATTGACCAGGTGCGCGGCCGACTGATCCCGAACGAGACGTTTGTCACCCTTAACACCAGCATCGCGGCAGTGTACGCAACGCAGCTCGACGCGCTGCCGAGCCGGTGTGCTGCCGATCTGGCGATTATCGATGACCCTGCCCTTATCCGAGCTCGACTATTTGAAGAAACGAGGCGAATCCGCGCAGCTACTGCCGAGCGCCTCGAACATCGATCACGTGAGCTCTCTGCGGACGTTGATCGCCTCGATTCATTACGTCTCGAACCTGGTTCAGGCGCCGCCGCCGAGGACAGCTGACGAATGGGCGCGCGACAAGCGCATCATGCCCCCCAGCTCGCCCCGGCCCGGCCCGTTCAATCCTGACGTAAACCCGTACATGCGCCCCGTCTCGTGGGCCTTTGCTCAGCCTTGTTTTGACCGGGTGACATTCATCACGGCCACGCAGATGGGCAAGTCGGTCACGATGGAAAACATCATTGGCCACCGGATGGACGAAGATCCGACGCCGATCATGTACATCGCGCCGACGGCGCCGCTGCTGAAAGATGCGGTGGTTCCGAAGTTCGACGACATGATCGCCGAATGCGAGTCGTTGACCAAAAAACTGGACGTTCGAAAATCGACAACGTTCGTGAAATGGATCGCCGGCACAAAGCTGCGTTTCGTTTGGGCGGGCTCGCCTTCTGGCCTGTCGGCCGACTCTGCCGGCCTGATTATGGTCGACGAGGTCGATCGGATCGTTAACACGGGCGAGGGCTCGACGGTGAGCCTGGTCGAGCGTCGAGGCGACGCCTACGACGGGTCGAAAATCGGCTACACGGCCACGCCAACGCACGGCCGAGTGAGCAAGCGGAGGCACGAAAAGTCGGGTCTCGAGCATTGGGACGTCGCCTCAGTAAAGACGCTCGGCTCTGCGGTCTGGAAGCTCTGGCAGTCCGGCACCCGTCACGAGTGGGCGGTCCCGTGCCCTGAGTGCGGCGAGTATTTTATTCCCTGGTCGGGGCTGCTCTGGTGGCCAGGCAAGGGATCGGAAAACGAATGTACGCCTGACGAAGCTCAGCGCGGCGCCCGGCTGACCTGCGGCGCCAGTGGCTGCCAGATCGAAAGCAAGTGGCGCCCCTGGATGAACGAGCGCGGCCGCGCCGTTGCACCTGGTCAATCGATCAGCCGCGACGGCGAGGTAACAGGCGTCGCGGATACGGCCGGCTCGACTCACTTCTCTTTCGCGGCGTCGGGCTTGTGCTCGTTCTCCTCGAAAAAGACCTATGGCGCGTTGGCCAAGGATCTATTGGCGGCTCAGCTGTCAGGCGATCCGGCAGACCTTTTGGCCGTCTATAACACGGGTTTTGGCGAGTGCTACGCGCAGGCCGGCGACGTTCCGACCTGGGAGCAAGTCAGGTCTATGTGCTGGGGATACAAAGCGGGCGAGCTGCTGCTCGAGCCGCTGAAAATCTACTGCACGGTTGACGTCCAGAAACGACGCCTTGTCTACGTTGTGCGCGCCTGGTTTGCCGGTATGGGCTCGATGCTCCTGGAGCATGGCGAGCTATGGGGCGAAACGGACCAGGACGGCGTATGGGATCAGCTCAGTGATCTAATCGACACTGAGTACGACGGCCATTCAATCAGCATGACCGGCATCGACATTGGTTATCGCGATGACCAGGTCTATCGCTTTATCAACGACGGCAACAAAAACCGGGTGATTGCCCTGCGTGGTCGCGACCGACTCGATAAGCCTTTCCGAAAGGAGGTCGTCGAGGTCGACAAGAAGGGTAAGACGCGCAAGCGTGGAGACGCCCGCTGGGCGTTCGACTCCCCATTTGCGAAACGCTGGGTTCACGGGCGCTTCAATCGCGAGGACACCCGCACGGGCTGGTGGCTGCTGCACCAGCAAGTAACCGAGGGTTACTGCAAAGAGATTGTCGGCGAGGAATGGCGCGAGGCCGAGGGGATTTTCGTCCAGGTTGGCGAAAACCACGCCCTCGACTGCGAGGCGATGCAATACATCATGGCGCTGCGCGACAAGCTGCAGCGCCGCAAGTTGGGCGCCCTGACCCGTGTCGAGCTTATGCCTGCCATCAAGGCCGGGCCGGTGCGGGAGGAGGGCGACGAGGATCTGCAGGAGGACGAGCCAGAAACGGCGCCGGCACCTGTAGCGCCGCGACCGCCGCCAGTAACGGCTAAGCCTGCCGCCCGGCAACGCAAGGCCGACGCCCCGCCAGCCAAGGCCCGTGGTGGTCGTTTCAAAATCATTAAAAAGCCGACCAGGTAGCGCCGTCGGCGCCGCCTGCCGGCGTCGAGTGAATCCAATGGAACCGACACAAATTCATGCCGGCGACTCTGCCGCCTGGTCGCGTGACGTGCCCGATCGCCCGGCTTCTGCCGGTTGGGGGCTGCGCTACGTGTTCAGCGGTCCCGATCGCCAAGTCGTCGAGGCGCTGCAGACAACCCCTTACCAGGTCGAAGTTAGCGCCGAGACTACTGCCAACTGGCAGCCAGGCCTTTATCGCTGGGTCGCTCTGGCCTTTCGAGGCGATCAGCGCCTGACGGTGGCCACCGGCACCCTGGACGTCTCGGCCAACCTTGAGACGGCCGAGCCGACAGACGCACGGACCCACGCGCAGAAAATGCTCGGCCTGATCGAGGCTGCGCTCGAGAAGCGCATCCCGAAAGATCAGCAGAGCTACGAAATCGACGGCATGCGCCTCGACCGGATTCCGATCGAGCGTCTGGACACACTGCGAACGAAGTATCAGCGCGAGATTCAGCGGGCCAAATCAAGCCGCTGGCCCTGCGGCCGCCACGTTAAATTCCGACTGAGATAGCCCTATGAAACCGCTCAAACGCGCGTTGTCCTGGTTCGGCCTGGGCGGCAAGCGCACGCCTGCGCTCGACGCCGGCGCCGGGCGTCGCGAACCTACTGTCGGTCGTCGCGGCTTCAAGATGGCCGGCAAAGGCCGCCTGACGAGCAGCTGGTCGGCCAGGTCGAGCGGCGCAGATGCCAACCAGGAGATTTACGGCGATCACGAGACGCTGCGCCAGAGGGCGCGCGAGCAGTCGATCAATACCTCGTTGCTCAAGCGCTTTTATCGGCTGCTGCGACAGAACGTAATCGGCCCCTACGGTATTCGCCTGCAGTCGAAAGCGGTGCTGAAAGACGGCACGCCCGATCGCATTGTGCGGCGCCTGATCGAGAAGGAATGGGGCAAGTTCACCAAAAAGGGGAGCTTTGACGTCACCGGGCGATACTCCTACGTCAGTTTTCTATGGCTGTGGGTCGAGACGCTCGCGCGTGACGGTGAGGTGCTGGTGCGGCTCCATCGCAACTGGCCGAACAAGTGGGGCTTTGCGGTGCAGATCCTCGAGGCCGATCGCCTCGACTTGAACCTCAACACCATGTTGACCAACGGCAACCGTATTCGAATGGGCGTCGAGCTCGATCAATACGAGCGCCCGATCGCTTATTGGCTCCTGCGCAGTCACCCCGGCGACGTCTACCAGACCCCCGAGGAAAAATACGAGCGAATCCCCGCCGCTGACCTGGTGCATAGCTTCGATAACTGGCGAGCGCACCAGGCGCGCGGGTTCACCTGGACGCATGCGGCGGCTCTCGATATCCATCACCTGGAGGAGTTCCGAAGCGCTACGCGGGTAAAGGCTGAGCAGTCGGCCAAGATCACTGGCTTTTTCGAGCAAAACCCCGAGTGGCTGGACCCGCCAGACGAAGGCACTGACGAGGAGGTTTACGAAACCGTCGAGGCCGGCACTGCGCGTTTGCTGCCGTATGGCTTGAGCTACAAGCAGCACCAGACGGCCTCGCCTGGTAGCGACTACGCGCCGTTTGTGAAGGACAACCAGCGCAGTTCGGCCGGTGGCCTCGGCCCCAGCTACAACCGGCTGGCGAACGATCTCGAGGGGGTGAATTTCTCCTCGCTTCGATCTGGCGAACTGGACGAGCGCGACTTTTACAAGTGCGCGCAAGAAATGGCTATCAGCGACCTGCTCGAGCGTATCGGCCCGACCTGGTTCGACTGCGCTGTGCTGAAAGGCGCTCTGAAAATCGCGCCGCGCGATATGGAGCGCTGCAGCGAGCAGGCCTGGCAGGCCCGTGGCTGGGACTGGGTCGACCCTCTCAAGGACGCAAAAGCAGCCAGCGAGAGCATCGCCAACCGCACCAAATCACGTTCCGAGTACATCCGAGCCAACGGCGACGACCCCGAGCAGATCTTTGACGAGATCGAGGCCGAGGAAGCGCTGCTGCGCAAAAAAGGGCTGCTGCCGGACCCATCAACCAACACGGAAAACACCAATGACCGTAAGCACGATCCCGTCGACGACGACGAGTAAGCCTGCGCCGTTGCCGGTGCTGCGCACGATCGCGGGAAAGCTCCTCGAGCGTGCGCTCGCGGTCGACCTGTCGACCATCAACCTGGAGGCCCGCACCGTCGAGGTTGCAGTTTCTAGTGAGTACCCCGTGCGTCGTTACTTCGGCTACGAGGTGCTCGATCACTCGGCAGATGCGGTCGATCTGGCGCGTTTGCGCTCGGGCGCGCCGCTGCTGATGGAGCACCGCGGCTCGCAGCAAATCGGCG